GTGCTCCGGCGTATCGCCGACATTCCCACGAAGAACCTGCATGAATTGCTGCCGTGGGAATGGAAGAAGGCCAACGCCCTAGCGCAAGCAGCCGAGTAGCTCGCGCGTCATTCACCGGATGGATACGGGGAATAAGCAACGAGTTAGATTTCTGTCGCACTCGACTGGAAAATATCGAGCGCGGATCATGCATCCGATTTCGGAATGAGCGCCAGGCGATGCGCAGTGTTATCGAGAGCGCTAACAGCCTGTTATTCGTCCTCAGGCTCACTGTCGACGGCATTTGGGCTGGCAAAGGGCCCAGACCGCTCATAACGGATAGGCGTCTCCGTGCAAACTGGCAGCACTTTGCGCATACCGCGCGGGTGGCAGGTCGGCATTCCGCCTGCTTCCTGATTGCGCCTGGAGGCAACCCGCAGCTCCGACTGATAGATCCTCGCTCCGGCAGTAAGCCACAACCACCGTTGGTAGTGCATCGTTCCGGCTACAACGATGCAGCATGACGCCAAAGCACTATCCGCCATGCTCGCTCAGCAGGCACCTGCCTTGGCGGCTGAGTTGCTGCCAAACGGCCGCCGCAACGGCGTAGAGTGGCGGTGTGGCAGTCTTGCGGGAGAGGCTGGGCAATCTCTCTCTGTCCGCATCTTCGGCGTGCGGGCCGGCCTTTGGTCCGACTTCGCATCTGGCGAAGCGGGTGACGCTCTCGATCTTGTGGCCGCCGTTCTGTTCGCTGGCGATATAAGGCTCGCTATCGATTGGGCGCGGGCCTGGTTGGGCTTGACTGACACCGCCGTCGATCTTCCGGAAAAGCGTCGCGGGCCGCCGCCACAAGCAAGCCGAGAGGCCGCCCGTGTCGATGAAGCCAAACGGCGGCAGAGGGCACTGGCAATGTTCCTGGCTGCGTCAGAGGGGTTAGCAGGCACCCCGGCGGCGGCATATCTGGCAGCCCGCGGCATCGACCTGTCCGAGCTTGGCCGGACACCGAGGGCCCTACGCTTCCGCCCCGATATCTGGTGCCAGGAGGTGCGCGCCTCGCTGCCGGCGATGCTGGGGGCCATCACGGATGGACAGGGCGAGCATATCGCCACCCATAGGACTTGGCTTGCTCGGACCCCGGCAGGAGTGTGGGCCAAGGCACCGTTACGGGAGGTGAAGAAGACGTTCGGCAGTTATGCCGGAGGCTTCATCCCGTTGCAGCGCGGGGCCTCCGGGAAACCGTTGCGAGCTGCGCCGGATGGCGAGACAGTTGCCATTGCAGAAGGCATCGAAACGGCGTTGTCCGTGGCGGTGGCCTGTCCTCACCTCAGAGTGCTGGCGGCAGTGGCGTTGTCGAACATGGCACGGATCGTGCTGCCTGACTCAGTGCGAACGGTCATCCTCTGCGCTGACAATGATCGTCCCGGCAATCAAGCGGCCAAACGAGGATTGCTTGCGGCTATTGCCCATTTTTCCGGACCCGGCCGGATTGTGCGGCTTGCCCGCCCACCTGCCGGGAAAGACTTCAATGATACCCTCCGGGCGAACGCTTGACATGGCTGCACATCAGAACGCTGCAAACGGCGCTATCGCTACAACTGAAACGAAAAAGAAACGCTCCGCAAATGGCAAAGATGCAGTCAGTGACGCGGTTGCAGGGGCACCCGTCGTGGATAGCACGACTTATGCCATACCGCACGGCTTTGAGATGCGACCCAACGGGTTATGGCGTGATCCGGGAGAAGGCAAAGCACCGTTTCGGGTGTGCGGACCGATGGAGATCGTCGCCGAAAGCAGGCCAGAAGACGGTGCAGAATGGGGCCTGTTGCTGACTTGGAATGATAGAGACGGGAAGCGGCACGAATGGAACATGCCACGCCGCTTGCTGGCTGGAGAGGCTGTGGAAGTGCGGGCAAGGCTAGCTGCATGCGGACTGGACGTGAGCGCATCACAGGGCGCCCGGCTAGCGCTGGTGCAATTCCTAGCATCAGTCCACACCCCAGCCCGTGTGCGCACCGTGCCGCGCACGGGCTGGTATAGACCCTCTGGCGGTGGTGCCGCTTTCATCTTGCCGGACCGTGCTATTGGCTCGGTGCCGGGAGAGGTGGTGCGGCTCGACCTGGATCCTCTGCCGACGATCTACACTGGGCGCGGAACACTGGAGAGCTGGCGTGAAGAGGTGGCAGCCGCTTGTGTCGGCAATAACCGCCTGATTTTCGGCGTGGCGTGTGCTTTCGCGGCGCCATTGCTGATGTTGGTAGGGGATGAAGGCGGCGGCTTCAACCTTCGCGGCGAGAGCAGTAAGGGCAAGACGACAATCATCGATGTTGCCGCATCTGTCTGGGGAGCGCCGAGCAAGACGGGACCGGACTCGTTTGTTCGGCAGTGGCGGACAACTTCGAACGCCTTGGAAACGACCGCCGCTGCCCATAACCACGCCCTGTTGCCCATGGATGAAATGGGCCAAGCGGACCCGCGCGAGGTCCCAGAGACCCTCTATATGCTTGCGCACGGCACCGGAAAAGACCGCGCACGTGCTGGCGGTGGTAATCGGCGCGGCACGACATGGCTGACACTTGTTCTCAGCAGCAGCGAGGAAAGCGCGGCACGCATGGCGGAGCATGCTGGCAAGCGGATGAAGGCGGGGCAGGAAATCCGCATGCTCGATATCCCCGCCATCGTGCCGGGTGGGTTCGGCTGCTTTGACGAGCTGCACGGCGCCGCAGATGGTAGCGCCTTTGCTCAAGGTCTCAGGCGGAGTGTCATCTCGCAACATGGCACGGCGGCGCCCGCGTTCTTGGACTACATCGCGGGACGCCTGATCCGGGAGCCAGACTTTGCCGCTCAGGTGATCCTGCCTGGTATCACGCGGTGGTGCGGCGAACACATACCGAAGAATGTTGATGGGCAAGTGCAACGGGCCGGGAGGCGTTTGGCGCTGGTGGCGGTTGCGGGAGAGCTTGCGACGGCGGCAGGTATCACAGGCTGGCAGCGCGACGACACAGCCAATGCAGTGGGCATCCTGTTCCGCGACTGGCTTGCGGACCGGGGCGGCACGGGAAGCCGCGAAGATCAAAACTTGGCGTCATCTTTCCGCAAATTCATGGCGCTGCACGGTTCTGCACGATTTGAGGTAGTGCGGGAGCCGGGCGAAGGCACCGACGGTGCACAAAGCGAACCCCCGTTGCCGGAAGGCGCCAAGACCATTAACCGCGCAGGCTGGCGCTGGCAGGAAAAGAACAAGGCGGGTGAACGCTTCTGGGTGCATGGCCTGATCCCCGAGGTATTCGACACCGAGGTTGCCAACCCGCTTGGCATGGACGGCCGGGAAGCACGGACGCGACTGGGCAAGGCAGGCATGATCAAGGGCGCACAAGAGAATGGCGAGACCCGTTGGACGTTCAAAGCCAGGCGCATTCCAGGGCACGGGCGTCCCCGCCTGATGGTGGTGGTGCCAGAAGTCGATGAGCCGCCCTGATGGCTTTTCTTAATCGGATAAATCTAGACAATATGATGGGGAAGCTCGATGCCAAAAAAGAAGGTTGCCAACCATATTTCCAACAGAAAGACGAGGGCGCATGAGAAGGTCGGAAACGAAGCGGAGACAGCGCCTTCGACCATCTCCCCCCTCCAGGCCGAAATCGCCAAGATCAATATGCAAACCGAACAGTTGATGGCCGAACTCGAAGGTCGACCCGAGCTACCGATGATACTGACTGAAAATTCCAAAACATCCAAAAAGGCCCGAGAACTCGCTGCTGCGCTGAAAGAGGCCGAAGCTGCCTTGATCGAAAGGAAATCCTAATGCCGCTTGAAAATTGCGTCGAGTTGATTGCTACCGCTGGCAAGATGAGTTTGTCAGAAGCGAAGCGTCTCCTTGAAGATATTGAAGAGCGATCGAACAGATTGCGTCTGGAACGAGGATTAACGGAGCGAGACGCCATCCTCGCGGCCGCCAAAGAGGCCAAAGACACGAATACAACTATAAGGTTGATAGAGAAGCGAAATGCGCTGCTAAACCTTCAGAAGCGAATTGCCAGGCGCCGGCGACTTGAGGACACGGCGAAGGCGCTCAACGGTGATTTGTATCAGGCGATGCGCAACCAGATCGTCGCGATCAATACGCCTGTAGATGGCGGTCGATATTCGGCGGAAGCCCAAGCGAATGCCCGCAGGACATCCTATTATGACGTCCTCACGCGCCTGAAAAAGGCAGGTCTCGACAACACCGTCCGGAAAGGAACCCTGGACGATGACTGGGCGCGAGAGCTTTACGAACTTTCACTGAAAGCCGCCGGCGATCCGCGCGCCAATCCTGGCGTCACTCGCAGCGCCGAGGCGCGGAAGATCGCGCAAATTTTCCACGAGACACAGGAGGCCGCTCGGGTCAGGTTGAACCGCGAGGGTGCGTGGATCGGCCAATATGCTGGCTACATCACGCGGACAACGCATGATCCGGACCTGATACGACGCGCTGGCCTTGAAGGGTGGCGCGCGTTCATCGCACCTCTTCTGGACGAACACACCTTCGATGGCAGACCTGATCGAAACACTTTCCTGGCCGGGGCATTCCGGGGGTTGGTAACCGGTGACCACCTTTCGGACAGCGATAGTGGCTCCTTCAAGGATCCCGCTTTCACTGGACCAGCGAACCTCGCGGGCAAGCTTTCCGAGAGCCGGGTGCTGCATTTCAAGGACGCCGAGTCCTGGCTGGCATATCAGAGACGGTTCGGTACCGGCACGTTGCTGCAACAGATGCTCGGCAGCTTCGATCGCGCCGCGCGGCAGGAAGCGTTGATGGCGCGTTGGGGCACCAATCCACGGGCGGAGCTGAATGCCGACATCGACTATCTCCGAAGGAAATACGCAAACTTTCCCTCAAATGCCGTGGACGATCTGAAACGACGTATCCCTGTATTAAACTCGCTTTTTGATGAGTTGGACGGCACGGCAAACCGCTCCGTGAGCAAGCTGGGTGCCGAAATCAGCGCCAGCTTGCGAAACGAAGAGAGCATGGCAAAACTGGGAGGCGTTCTACTGACGCATCTCGGCTCCGGCGCCACCAAAGCCGGGGAATTGCGCTATCAGGGTGTGGGATTTTTTGAGCGTTACGCGGATTTCTTTACCAGCGTCTTCAATAGGTTGATGCCCGGCGAGGCGGCAGAGCTCAACGACCTACTGAGTGCGGGCTTGGAAGGGATGCACGGGTGGATCCTCAATCGGTTCACACCGAACGACACGTGGCCTGGCACGATGTCTAAGCTGATGAACCGTTTCATAACCGGCACTGGCCTCAACTGGATGATCGATGCCCAGAAATCAGGCGCCCAACGCGTGATGGCGCGCCTTCTGGGCACGCTGGTCGATCGGGAATTCGATAAGCTACCGCCGGAGACCCAGCGTGCTTTCAGGCAATACGACATCACCACGAGGGAGTGGGATGCGGTACGCACGGCTCCGGACCACATCCAGGTCAACGGCCGCGTTCATTTGACGCCGGATGCCGCCAACCGGGCGGACACCGGCGCCATTACACAGGCCTGGCAGGACGCGCGCGCCAGCGTCCGGGACGCGACACAGAGAATTCTGCAGAACGCTTTACCGGACCGGACACCCACGGACGGGGAAATCGCTGATTTCCGCGACAAACTCGGCCTCAAGCTGCACGCCTATCTGCAGGATGTGGCAGATAGAGCAATCATCACACCAGGCGTCGCGGACCGGGCGCTTGTGCGTGGGGGCACATTGCCCGGGACGCCGGCGGGTGAGGCACTGCGGTTCGTCGCTCAATTCAAGCTCTGGGGGCTTGCCGCAGTGCGGCAGAGTCTCGGCCGTGAGTTCTATGGCGAACAAGGTTTGGCCGGAGCTGTAAGCGGGATCATCCAACTGGCCATCGCCGCCACGGCCTTCGGCTATATGCGCATGTTTTTGAGCGACCTCTCGCAGGGCAAGAACCCGCGGCCGCCGAACAGTCCGGCGACATGGGCGGCGGCCCTGATGCAGGGCGGCGGCTTCGGGATCCTCGGAGACTTCGTATTCGGCGAGTTTTCTCGGTTTGGTGGAAGTCTCGGGGACACGTTGTTAGGACCTGTCCTAGGCCAAGGAACGTCGCAGGTAATCAAAATCTGGAATGATCTCAAAGAGGGAAGGGGTAGCGACTTGTCGCCGGATGCTGTCAAGCTGATTATGGATAATCTTCCCTTTGTAAATATGTTCTACAGCAGGGCAGCTATCAATTACCTGTTTCTGCACAGTCTTCAGGAGACCATGAATCCTGGTTACTTGAAACGATCGGAGCAATCCTTGCGTCGCCGCACTGGCCAGACATATTTCCTTAGTCCTGCCAGCAACCACCTTCACATCTTCGGACGTTAATGACTGGCTCCGGTGGGCGAGACGCCAGCTCGCACCCTGCCAGCAACCATTTGGAGTCGACTTTGTGTTGACCTTCGTGCGCCCTACGGGTGGCCATGCCGCCACAACGGCCGCATGGTGTTGACCTGGCGCGGATCCTCGCGCGCTCCACGGCGACGCACGCACTACATGGCGACCGCGCGGCATCGATCTTCTCGGTAGCGTCTCAGTTTGAATTCTGGATTGGGTGGTCAACCGACGGTCTGATTCTGGATCGAGAGTGCCCGAACTAGACATTCGGTTCGCGTCGGAGTTTGGCCGGGGCTCCAAACTACGAATATTCATCTGTCACGCTCCGCCTCACACTGCGCACTGGTCCGCGCTGCAGCGCACCAGATTTTGGACGCAGCCGTTTCAAAGGCGGAATTAGCTTAAATTGGCTGGCAAAGTCGGACATATCCAGGAAACTGACAGACTCCTTTGCCAGCGCCATGAAGAAATCATCTGCGGCGAACGCCTCGACCAGATCGGAATCCTTCGTCCATTTCCGCGTCACCGCCTCGTAGTAGGGTAACCAATACCGTCCGTTAACGATGTTCGTGATGCTCCCCGCGTCCTTTGGCTTCCAGTCGTCCCACGGTTCAGCAAGCAGGCCATCCTCACTCAGCAGACCGAGTACCGCCAGAACAACGGGCGAAACGACGATGTCCCCAGGTGCGACAAACTTCCGATCCACGTTCAGGCCAAGGACTCCGCAGATCGCGAGCGCGTTCGCGATCTCCATGTCGTGGCCACGGTGGGTGTGCGTTGCAAAAATCTGCTTTAGCCAACGCTTTATTACGGTCTTATCGTCGGCACCGGAGAGATACGTCCGAAACTGCGTCACGAAAATCACGACCGACTTTAGGCACCCCGTGAAGTCCCTTGCGACACGAAGCATGCAGTCGCGAACAAACGGAAAGTTGGCCGGTAGAATATCGATACGCGTCAGCCTCTGGCAGAAAAAGCTTGCCGGGGTGGGTTCATCTCGGGCGGCACAGTGTCCGAGCGCGATCTCCATAAGCCGCTGGATCGCGTCACGTTGCTTTTGGATGCGCCCTTTCGGGACGTCAAAGCTATCGATCTCATACTTCCAGCTATCATCGAAGAATGTACTGGATCGCTTGATGCCCGTCTTCGTCTCGTTAAAATGCAGGTTATAATCCCAGAGTGCTTGCCGAAGAGTGTCCCGACAACGCCGCGCCTCAGACTCGTCGTCAAAGCCGATGAAGAAGTCGTCGACAAGCCGGTATCCATCTCTCTCCTGTAAAATGCTTTCAAGGCTCTGGTTGGAGTGGATCCCCGAGAGGAGGATCTCCGCGATCATGCGCGAGGTATCGGGACCGACCGGTATACCAAATGTCTCTCGGGAATTTCCGCGCTGTATAGCGCGGTCGATCTGGTTCGACCAATGCTGCTCCAAGGCCTTCTTTTCGGCCTTCTTGCCAGATGCCTCCAAAATATCCTTCACATGCGGCTTGCCCAAAACGGCCCAGGGCAACGAATGCGAATAGATCGTGTGGAAGAAGTTGGCGATATCAGTCATCAGTATCACTGGATACCTGGCTAGTATCTGTGCCTTGCGGACATCTCTCGCCTTATAATCCACGCCCGAGAAGAGCCGATCTTGCGAGGCATCGGGGGCCGTGTTGTACAGGGTTAGCTTTGATCGGTTGATGACGCTTACGATCTCTGCCCGGTTTTCCGCAATAATGCGGCTCAGGGCGAGTTGACTTGCGGGATGCGGCAACGCCAAGGGCCGGCGGGCTTCCATCTGACGTGGTGCGGAGTACGGGCCGTACTGCGTTATGCGGCTTAGGAGGTTATCGTTCGTCGGCAGTTTAGCAAAGTTGTTCGCACAGTAATCGGCAAAGGCCGTCGTTGTCAGGACGCCTGGGAATTCGTCCGCAAGGTAGTGTGACTTCAGCAGGCGCCTCAGGCTCTGGGCGGCGGACTGCCGTGAACGAACGGGTGGTGCAGCCATCAGGTCTTCCCGACGGAATGGTTCGGTTACAAGGGCGAGCCGACTATGATTTATCTCTGCGTCCCCACCAACCGGAAGTATCCGATGTCTGCCTACTGGCTCACGTTCTGCCCCGCCGAGGAAGCCCCGGATCGCGGGTGGCCCCTGGCCGAACTCCGCGACCTAATAGCGCGCGTAAGTCTGGCTCCCGAGTCGACAGAATGGTGGCGCATCCACAGCCATCAGCAGGCGCGGGTCGGTGACCGAGTTTACATCTTCAAGCAGGGGACGGCCTCACCCAGAGGTGTCATCGGTGTCGGCGAGATCGTCACCGCTCCAGATTTCCGCCCCACGCCGATCGACTTGCCGCCACGCTGGAGGGTGGAGATCAGGTTTCAGAAGCTCGTCGATCCCACCCAAGAGTTTCTACTCTCGTTGTTTGCCATCGAGGACATCGTCCCGGCATCGCTAGTAACGGCGGCAGCGAGCGGCTTCTCCGTGCCCGACGACGTAGCGCTCGAACTGGAACGGCGCCTTGCGCCGGTTCTCCTGGCCGGTCAACTGGCGCCTGACAGCGGTCAGGCCGTCGACGCCGCCTTCGATTCTGTCAGCACCCTCGATGAACGCGAACAAGCGCTGCGGGCCATTTGCATACGGCGTGGCCAGCCAGCATTCCGCGCCGCCTTGCTCGACGCGTACGAAGGCAGGTGCGCTATCACCGGATGCAACGTTTCGGATGTGCTGGAGGCTGCGCATATCTCGCCTTATGGCGGGCCTTCCACGAACCAGGTTTCCAACGGTCTTCTGCTGCGCGCCGACATCCACACCCTGTTCGATTACGGCCTATTAGCTGTCGATCCGAAGACATTGCGGGTGGCAATCGCTGGAAAGCTGACGGTGTCAGAGTATAGTAGCCTTGAGGGTGCATCTCTTCGGACTCCTCGCGATCCCGCACACTGGCCCAGCCCGCTTAACCTGGCACAACGGTTCGGGATTTTTAAAGCTGCGAGCTAAACGCCGCCCTGGACAGTTGCGCAAATTCCGAGCCCCTACTCTACATCAGTGGATGACCGCTTTAGGCACCAAGTTTCTGGGCGCCGGATGACCGAGTTGGATCGCAAGCGGAAATTCAAACTGAGACGCTACCACCTGGTGCGGATCCTCGCTGGCTCTGTCGGCGGACAACACGCGACCATAACAGCCGCACGGTGTCGACCTGGCGCGGATCCTCGTGCGCTTTGTCGGCGATGCACGCACCGCATGGCGACCGCGCGGCGTAGACCTGGTGCGGATCCCTGTGCGCTCCACCTGCTAGGCACACGCCGGCGTGGCAGCCGTTCGGCGTCGAACTGGTGCTGGGAGGCAGGAAAAGGACAAAGCGGCTGAACTGATCTGGGTGCATGGCCTGATCCCCGAGGTATTCGATATTGAGGTTGCTAACCTGCCTGCATAGACGGCTGGGGGCATGGACGTCCCGCCTGAGGGTGGTGGCGCCGAAAGTTGATGAGTAGCCTTAACGGCAATGCAGAGCGGCAAGGCGCGGCGGGAGGTCGCGGCGCGGGAGGCGTTCCTTCGCGCCATTTTTGTGTCCGAGGCATGCCAGCAGATTAAACCCTGTCGGCGCATAATCGAAAAATACCGGGGCCATCGGGGCCGTGCCTCTTTTATAGAAGAGATTATATAATCAAATCATAGATATATCTGGCCCCGGTAGCGTGGCCCCGGTCATATTTCAGACTGGGGCCACCGGGGCCGAACTGTTAGTAAAGAAAACCGTTGTTGGCCCCAGTGGCAAATGGCTGGGGCCAGGTATTCTCGACGACCGGGGCCAGATACAAGGTTGTTATACCCATAGAAATCGAGAGCGGCCCCGGTGGACCCGGTGGCCCCGGACTTTTCGGAGACATGCCTGTGCTGATGAAGGATAAAGCCGGAACAATCGAAGAGGAAATGGACCTTAGTGAATTGAATAGATGACCTATTAAGGAGGCTAGAGCAGCATATACAATATGTTAGGGGGTAGAAATTAACCCGAGGTCGTCGGTTAAGGCTGACAAACCAGCTAACAAACATGACGGCCGGAACGGCCTTGCGACGCGACATTCAGGGCGAAGGATCGTCGCGGTAGGCCTGGATGGCGATGGAATGGGAACACCATCATCCTCGCGCGATGAGTCCGCCACGAGTCCGCAAGATCAATACGGATTAGCCTGAGTCCGTCGAGGCAGATCTAACCCCTTGGAAAAATGGTGGGTGCACAAGGATTCGAACCTTGGACCCGCTGATTAAGAGTGCGCTTGTAATCAAGCAATTTCAATATCTTATACACAAAAGACTGTGCGACTTTTGCTCAAGTCGCACAGTCCGTTGTCCGCATCAAGCGGCCTGCAACGCCGCATGCGCGGCATCGAGCGCGGCTTCGATCTGCGCAACCTGGTCGGCGCTCGGCGCCGTGCCGGCGTTGACCAGTGCGATCTCCTGCTGCACGGCGGCGATGATCTCCGGTGCGAGGGTGATGCCGGCCTGGATGGCCTGCACGACAACAGGGGCGAGAGTGAGCATGGGTGCCTCTTTCAGTTGGTGGTGCCGATGCCGGCCGCCGTGACGGTGGCCGGGGTGAACAGCGGGATGGCAGCCTGCAACGCGGCGATCGCCGCGTTGGCCGCCACCACGTCCGTGGCGTCGCCGGAGGCCAACGCCTTTTTCACCGCCGCATAGGCGACGTTATCCAGGCGTTTCATCGTCGCGACGGTCGCGGTGTCCTTGCAGGATCCTACCGTTACCGGGCAGGCGGGAAGCTGCACGTATTCCAGCTCTGCCTGCTCGACCGCTGTCAGGCCAACCGCGGCCTCAGCGGCATTCTGCGAACCGGTCTGGCTTCCGCAGGCCGCCAGCACCATCGTGGCCAGGATCGCGAACAACAACGCGGCGGTAGTGCCGTTCAGCTGCTTGGCCGCGCCGGCGAGGGTATCCGTGATGGTCTGCACCATTGAAACGCCGGCGGTGCGGTCCTTCAGCAGGATCCCAAGGGCGCCGGCGAACGCCATCCCCCATGCCGTGATCTGTTTCCACAGATCGGTATCGACGTTCATATGCAGCAGCACCAGGCCGGCCAGGATGGTCGACCAGGTGCTGCCTTCGGCGAGCCGGTCATCAAGGTATTTCAAGCGAGCTAACATAGGTTTCTCCGGGGTTATGTCGCGGACGCGACGACGGGGCCGGCGTCGGCCGGCGATAGGGTCAGGGCGTGGAAGGGCAGTGCGGCCAGGCGCCGGGCGAAGCCGAGGGCGTCGGTTTTCCAGATCGCCAGGGCCGCGTCGAAGCGGATACGCTGCGCCAGCGCCTCGATGCAGATTGCCTGCACCTGGTCGGTCGGAATGGCGCGGATCGCGGCCTGCGTAACCGGCCCCAAGGATCCGTCTGGGGTTAGGTGAAGCGCCGTCTGCAACCACTCCACGGCGCGGCTGACGCCGCTGTTGACGGCGCTGTCGAAGATGATCAGGGCTAGCGGGGCGGCCAATGCATCGCCGGCGATCCGATTCCAGTAATCGCGCTCATAAATCGCCTTCGCGTCGGCGACGGTCAGGTTCGCGATATCAAGTTGGGGATAGGCGGCGGCGCTGATCCCCCATTTCGTGCCTTTCAGCACGCCGTCGCCAATCAGGCCGCCGGTCCAGTTGCCCGGATCTCCCGGACGCAACGACATGCTGCCCTCGGTATCGACGACGATTTCAAAGCACACATCGAACAGTGTGTTCATGGGATCCGCACTCCATGCAGGGCGAGTTGAAACACGCTCGCCAGCAGCGTCATCAAGGCGGTCACCAACGAGGCCACGATGATCCGGCCGGATCCATCCATGCGCTCGTGCAGTCGCGCCATGGCCGCCTCGATGCGTTGCTGGCGTGCGTTGCAGTCTTCGATGTGCTGGCGCAGCAGCTCGCGCGCGATACCGCTATCGGTCTTTGCCGCTTGAGCCAGCTTGGCGGTTTCAGCGTCGGTCATGCGAGCAAATATCCCCACGTATCCATGGAAACATAAAACCAGGGGTCGGACGCGATGCCGGAATAGCAGAGCACGCGCCCCGATCCGTCCAACACCAGCGTGCCAGAAGTTTCCATCGCAACGTTGCTTACCGTCTGTCGCATGACAGGCGCAAAGACTGTCGGCGCGGCCGGATCGGACCGGAAGGCGATCAGCCGCGCGATGGTGTTGCCCGTGACGACTGCCTGGCTGTTGATGCCTTCCAATTGCATATCGAGGGCATGGATTGTCGGCGCCAGAGAGCCGCCGCTCTCCGCGAAGACGTCGACGGTGAAGGAATAGGTGTTTTGATCATCAAGCGTCGAGGGGAAGCTGAATGACGCACCCCGCCAGGTGATCAGCGAAATCCCGGCGATCGGGATGATCTTTTCGCCGCGCGGCTTGATGTAATTACTCGGCCCGATGAATGATCCATAGGTCAGCACGGGTTGCGCAACGTAGTAGACGTCGCCGACCGCGCCGGCAAAACCGATACCTACCACGATTGAGGTCGCATCGGTCGGTATCATCGCGGTAACTTCGGACCACTGGTATGCCTGTCCAGTTCCTGACGGCCCCCTGAACGTGCCGCCACCCGTTCCGTCGGTGGAGATATAGGGATACCAGGTGCCACTGCCGCCTTTGATTTTTTGAAAGACGTTCGCGCCGAAGACGATTTGACGTCCCTTCGGGATCACCATCGGCACGCCAGGATGGGGATGCGATGCCGGCCATTCGATGCCCAGATTCTCGGTGGTTGCCGCATTTTTCTGGACGCCGAACGCGTAAGAAATGTTTGGCGGGACGTTCGCTGCGTTGTCTTCGCGCCAGAACCACAGGGTGGTCGTCTTATTCCACCCGTCGCACGCATCGCCGTTGCCGGCGCTGGCGGCGAGGCCGGGGGTCACATTGGTTATCGTTCCCGTCGTGGAGGACGCGGCTACTCGCCCGAAGGGCAGTTTCACCGTGATGCTGGTGTTCGCGACGAATGACTGGACGCGCAGCGGTGCTGACGTCAGACCGACATCGACACCGGCGCCTGTGACGTTCACAAGATCGCCAACCTTCATATCGCCGGTAAGCTGGCTGCCCGCGAGGGTGAGCACGACGGTGTTGCTGCCGGTCGTATAACCGCTCATCGCCATCGTGGCCATCAGCGCGGTGCCTGCGACGTTCATTCGCTGACTGGCGCCGAAACTGCTGATAACCTCGGCCTGGCTGTTCGGCGCCAGGTTCTGCGGTGGCGGCGGCAGCGTCGGTGTTGGACTTAAATTTTGCAAGGGGTTCCCGATGTCGCCGTCGACCTCGATGACGCCAGGTCCCCAGAATTGTGGGGTAGAAATCGGCGTCGTCTTGGTGAAGGTTCCGGCGGGCACATAGATGCTGTTGACAACCGAGGCGGCGGCAAACGCGGCATCGTTGACGTAGTCAGCGCTCGTGGTACCGGCACCGAAATCGATGACGCTCGGCACCCTGGCGCCAAGGGCACGGTAATAGCGGTGTCCAGAGGCGTCGACGATGATGGTGCCTCCGTTATCGGCGGAGGTTGTGTCGGTCGTCTTCCACCAAAACAGATCGCCGCCTCCGGCTATGCCCGCGTAGAAATTCTCCACATAAACCGCGGGGAATGCCTGAACGTTGAGCCGCAGCGCGGCGATGCTCGCAATGGCCGGGACGCCGTCCAGCAGTTGCAGCGCGGCCGCCAGCGAGGCTGCTTCCGTGACCGGCTGCATCGCGGTTGAAATGACGCCGGAAGCAGGCATCTGACCCACGGCGGGATTGCCCTGCGCATCGAAGACCATTGCCCCGTTTGCGCGCTCTGTTTGATCGGGGAGCGTCGTGCTCGCGGTATCACCGACAGGCAGAACAAGGGCGCGCGCTGTCGTCGCCGCCAGCTGCTGGGCGATGATCGTCAGGCGATCAAGGGCCGCCTCCAACGCTTTTGCCGGCAGCGGTGCGAAATCGGTGAAGACGGAGTTTTGCGTCGCCGTCACATTCCGAAAGACGGTCAACACTTGTCCGCTTGGTGGCGCGTTGTTCAACACAACAGAGGCGTAGAGAAACTCCCCCGTTCCGCTAGGATCGGCTGTTCCATTGACTGCAAAATCATAGATGCCGGCACCGTTTTGACTAGGCACGGTAATAGTTTCTGTTGTCGGATCAAAGATTTGCACCGACAGATCGGAGAGATCGAAGAATGGGAACGGAAACGAAAAGGTTCGGGCGGTTCCATCGCAAGTATATTGAGGCGGCGCGTAGATGTTGTTGACCGTCATTTCATGCCCCGAAGGTATGGAGGTGGGTCGAAGCCGGGCTGAGGAAGTAGCTCTGGCCGGTGCGTCGCTTCATGTTCTGCTCGCTGCGCCGTAGATAACCGGGGTTCATCCGCTCCTGCAGCGAGTGCAGGAACAAGTAATTCAGTGCCGTGCGGGTGTAGAACATGTTGACGAACGGCAGGTTGTTCATGACAATCCGTAGCGCTTCCGGTGGAATGTCTTTTGCCCGGCCTTCTTTCGCGGCATTCCAGATATTCATGACTTCGGTCAGACCTTGACCAAGCACGGGGCCGAGAATGCTTTCACCGATTGAGCCGCCAAACCGGGAATACTCGCCGAACAGATAGTCGCCCATGATGCCGAAGCCGCCGCCCTGGATCAGCGCTGCCATCCAGGTTTTCGGGTCGTTGGGCGCGCGTGGGTTTTGTCCCTTGAAGATGTCCTTCAAGGTCATGGTCAGATAGCCGAACAGGGCGGCGCCAGCGGCCATCTGAGCTATGCCAGCGGCAGCCCCTGCTCTCCCCTGGGTCAATTCGCGGCCTAGGCCCTGGCGCACCGCCGCGAGGCCCCACAGCTTGAACTGGGAGACGAAGCGCATTGCCTCTCCCGCTACGGTGCCAGGCTGCGTGCCGAGCGTGAGGATGGCGCGGTCAGCAATGCCAGGCGTAACGATGGCACGATCGGCGACATCCTTCATGTAGGCATGCAGCTTCATCGCGAGCTGGTCGCGATAGGTTCGGATGTCGGCCTCACTCGGGTCGCGTTCCGGCAGCGTTGGCCTAGCGTCGCCGTCGGTTCCCAAAACAAGTCCGGTCCGCTTGGCTTTCCATGTGGCTGCGATGTCTGTGTCGGCCGCGCGATCGGCGGCGTCAGGCGTCAGGAACACCCGTCCATCCTTGTCGGTGAAATGGTCCGGCGCCTGGCGCAGCAGATCCCACTCATGGGCGGAAATGTCGTATTGTAGCAGGCCGCGCCGCACCTCCGGTGGAAGGTGTTCGTAGTCCGCGTCCACCAGGCGTCCTAAGTGGCGCGACATGATCCGCGCCGTGCCCGCCTTCTGCGCATCGAGCAACCAGGTGAGGCCCGTCGCGTCGAAGAAATGACTGGCGAGTTTCGAAAGGGTTCCCGGCACCGTGTCGTCGGGTGCGAACCGCGCCAGCAGCCGTCCGTGCATGCCTTCGACGCCGGCGGACAACAGGTCAGCGAGGTCGCGCTGCTCGCCCCGGCCGCGTCCCTGCATGAGGCTATCGAAGAAATTGCCGTAGCGTTCGAAAAAGCCCAGGCCTTGGTAGCGCAGTTCGGCCGCCTTGGTGATCGCCGACGACAGGTGGGTGAAGGCCACCATGCCAAGCTTTGCCATGCTTTCGACCGTTCGGGCATCGGCGGACAGTTGGGCCGCCCACTGGTTGACCGGGCGGTTGGCGCTGCCATCCAGCATGCCGAACAGGCCGGTGATACTCTTTTGCGCCTGGCGCAGTTTCGCGACCTGGTCTGGGCTGCTGCCGCGATAGCGCTCGGCCAGGTAGCGCATGTCGTTGTCGAGTTCGCCGGCCGGGTTGGTGCCGAAGCGTTCAAGGATGGATTCCATCCGCGCCGCCTGGTCGAAACTGTGCAGCATTTGCCCCAGCAGATCGCCTGTGCCAAAGCGGCGCTGATAAGCCAGCCAGCTCTCCGCGTCCTTGAAATGCAGCAACCGGCTTTCCGACAGTTTCGCCGCCAAATTGCCAGGTCCGTTGAACGCAGGATCCTTGTAGCCGATACCCCCATCGTCCGAGAGATGGACGCCTGTCGCGAGGCCGTCGTAGGAGCTACGCAGGAACGCCGTGCGATCGTCGATACCGTCGAAGGTGCGTGGATCAAGCCGCGGTTCGATGAAGTTGCGCCATGCCTCGAAACCGGCGCGGCGTATGATGTCGGCGTCATGTGTGGTGCGCGTGATGAAGCCGGCATACTGGCCGATCCAGGCGCCCTGGCGGTTCAGCCGCGCGCGCATCTGTTCCTGGGCGTCGTGGAAGATCTCCGCGACGCGCTGCGCCTCGGCACTTCCGGTCACACCAGGCTGCGCGCGTGGGTCTTCCGCTGCCTGCAGGCTGCGTTCATAGAGTTCGCGCGCCCATTGGTCCTCCAGCGTGCCATTGCGAACGGTCCGGAACAGGCCTTCGTTCTTCAACTGGATCAGCACGCGGCCGATCACGCGTTCCGCCCGTGACTTCCATGCGGCTTCGGCGGACAGGCGGCCGCCTTTGACCGGTGTCGCAATCGCCACGATCTGGTTGCGCACCGCGGTTGCAAGGTCACCCTTCAACGCCTCGGCCGTCGTCTCGATCCGCTGGCGGCGGTCGATGCGCTTCTGCAGGTTCAGCAGTTGATTCCGTTTCTCGATGGCGGCAGCCGCCGCCAAACCATCCTTCATTTCGGTCTGCGCCTGGCGCACCGCGTCTGCCGGCGCCAGGCCCGTCTCGCGGCTGATCCGTTCCGCGCGGGCCTCCAACTGTTCCAGCATTTGCTTGGCGGCTTTGCCGGTTAGCTTGCCAGCCTTGGCGACCGAGGCGATGCACTCAGAGATTGAACGCGGCATCAGAGGCCTCCCAACAGGCACAGGGCGGCCTGCCCGATCGCGCCGGCGACGCCTTGAGTTTCCGCGTCGGCGTCGCTGATACGCTGCAGCTCATCGGCGATGTCCGGATCCAGCGCGCCAGCGGCGTCCAGGTCACGGAATTCGCTTTCCAACGTATCGATCTGTTTCGTCAGCTCCGGCGGGGCTTTACTGTTGTTTATCGCGACTTCTGAATTTTTATCGGCTTTTGGTCCAACTTCAAAAACACTACTTGATTTATCTGCGGCACGGAGCGTTTCACCTTCGCCATCATTAATACCCTCGGTCCGCTCAACTTTGTATCCGCGCCGTTCTAGCGCTTGATAGAGCCGTTGCGCATCCGGAGACACCTCTGAATCACTGAGAAAACGAAGTCCGCGGTCATGTGACCAATTGACTAATTGTTCGTAAGCGGCGATTGCCAATCCGCGGCCTTGATAGTCCTCGTTGAGTTTCACCGAATGGATTTGTAAAGCTGCGTCTTTGACCTGGGCCAAGATGACCGAGTTCAATGGGTCGATAGGCTTTCCATTGTCGTCACGGATCGAAAGCGGGTAGAGATCGCCGCTTTTTGCCATTTCGGCGATATCAACAGTGCTTATGGGATCTGATGGTTTTCTATCGCTGACATCGATGTCGTGTCCGGTAGGATGAGGCTGCTGTTCCTCCGCCGCCGTCTCCAAGCCGCGTGCGGCCGTTTCGCCACGATCATCGCCGGACAGGATCGCGCGCAGGATATCGGCCGGCGTCGTCTCTGCCTCGCCGAACAGGCCGGGGCCGGGTTTGGCCTCCATCGCCTGGTCGACATAGCGGCTTAGCAGATCGGCAATCTTTGCCCGCGCGACCGGCTGGCGCATGCCCTCGTCGCGGAACATGAGCCGCAACAGCCCGGCCGCCGCCGGCGATGGACCGCCAATCATATCGGACTGCGCCAGCAGGTCAGCGATCGGCGTGCCGGTCTTCTGCGCGCGATCCAGCAGCTGCATCGCCTCGCCGATCGCCGGCGTGATATCGAGGCCCGCGGGGATCTCGCCGCCGGCGGCCGCCGCGCGCAGCTGCGACCATTTGCCGGCGACATCAGCAAGGGCGTTTGCCGGGCCCTTCATGCCGTCGACGTTGCCATTCAGCATGCGTTCCAGCGTCGGACCGAGCGCGTCGCCATAGGCATGGGCGAACAGGGCTGCGCGGATCCGCGTTTCGCCGGCGACGGACAGATGGCCATCCCCCAGGATCATCCCGCCGCGTTCCTCGCTCGGGATCTGCGCCATGAACCGTGCGATGAAATCGCGATTGCCCGCACCATTCAGCGGCCCGGGCTCATAGCTATCGATCGCCTTCGCCGCCCGCCCTACATCGGCGCGCGCCTGCTCGGCCGCCGACATGCCAAGGGTTGCCCGCTCATTGGCCGCCTTCGTAAAACGCGCGGTTTCCTCGGACGATAGCTGAGTGACCCGGCGCCCGATCAGGATCGGCTCGCGCATGCCACTCACATCGTGGCCCTGCGCCTCCAGGAACGCCCGGTAGGCGGTGGCCTGGTCGGCGAAGGCCGGATCGCGGTAGGCGCGCATCAACGCCATTGTGCGGCCATTGCCGCTTTCCACGACGTTCTGGTCGTTGACGATCGGCGCGCCGGTGGACGCCTCGGGTGATGGACCCAGCCGTTCCGGCTCTAGCCGGCTGGCCATTTCCTGCACCTGGGCGAGGCTCGCGGCGTTCGTGCGATCGCGCGGTTGCAGCTCCGCCGGATAGGCGGGATTGACCTCGCCGCTTTCCAGGTTCGATGGCACCAGGTCGGAGGCTTCCGCGACCTCGGGACGCAGTTCGACGCGCATGCCCTCGGGCGTGAAGGCGTTATATGTGCCCTCGGTTGCCGTGCCGCGCGCCGACAGCCGATCGGCATAGGCGCTCCGCAGGGCCGTGGAATCCAGCACCGGCGCCAGGTTGACCGGTTCGTCCTGCAGCTGCTGGGCGATCGCCGCGCGGGCGGTCTGTTCGTTCGCCACGGGATCGTCGGCCACCAAGCGCGCGACGGCGGAGCGGCCAAAGGCGCTGCCGATCACATCCTTGGCCAGCCCGGCGAACAGGTGGCCGCCGGCGCCGATTGCCCCGCCCATCAGGACATCGGCCGCCGCGTTCGCCATGGTATAGTCCTCGCCCTCATCTTTGGCTAAGCCAAAGCGGAGCGCCGTCAGAGGCACCTGGCCGAGCTCGGCGTTGATGGCGCCGGCACCCAGGCGGCCGAGCGTGCTGCCGGCGACGCCCTCGATACCGGCTCTGGCGAGCAAGCCTTCGATCCGCGCCTCGCCGACACCCGGCACGAAAGCAGCCGCCAGATTGAGCGGATCGGCGATGCCGGCGGCGAAGCCCGCGCCAAGCCGGGTGAACAGGCCGGCATCGCTGCGCGACGCCGCGTCCTGGCGCATCAGTTCATCCCGTTTCGCTTGATATTTGTCCGCCGCCACGCTTTCCGGCACGTCGTTGCCAAAGGTCAGCTGGCCCGGAATGCCGTATTTCTGGTTGGCCTCGGCCGCTGGGATCGTCGGTTCCGGTGCTGTTATCTGGCGCCCGTACTCGTCGATCGCGCCAAAGGTCGCCTGATCGTTGCCGATCGCGCGAACGAGACGGCTGGAATCCTCCAGGAACGGCGTGTAGTCCCAGACGCTGGATGGGTAGGCGCTTGTCGGCGCGTTCTCACCAGGCGCGGCGAGGGCGGCGTTGCCGATCGGCGCGGTGATCAGGCCGGGCGCGTCGCTCATTGCAGCACGCCTCCCAGCAGGGTCGGCGACGTCTGGTCGACCTGCACCGGCGCTGCGACGGTGCCAGGATCGGCTAGCGAGGAGAAATGGAACATGACCGGCGTGCCGTCACGGCGGATGACCGGCACGCGGGAGCCATCGCGCAGCGTCGTCACCAGCTGCGCGCCATCGTCCTTCGGCGTGACCACCCATTGACCGTTGCGCCGGGCCGCGTCCGCGACGACGTCCGCGTTCTGATCGGCCGTTAGGTTGTCATCGCCCCGTGCCGGCGGCTTGATGTCGGCGCCGGTCAGCCTGGTCTGCATCCAGGTCGCCAGGGCCTGCGCCTGGGCCATCTGACCCTTTGGGGTGCGAAGGGTAGCGAATGGTCCCGACGTGGCGCTCGGCAGGTCGTAGCGGGCACCCACGACGGCGTTGACGGCGTCCGCCAGGGCCTGCTCGCCGCCGGCGGTGCCTTTCAGGACGTTGCTGTAGGCAAGGGCGCGGACGCTCTCCTGCACGGCCTGGTAGACGCCCATGTTGTCGGCGAGCCCGGGCACCATCAGCGTGCTACGGAAGGGCGCGAGATCGCCCGGCAGGTTCTTGTCGATCGTCGACTTGTCGGTCGCCGGGACGGATTTCTCCATCTTCTCCAGGCCGCCCGGCTGGGCGATCGTCTGCAGCGTGCGCACCATGTCGCTGCGCGCGGCCGCCTGTTCCGGCGCGGTCATGTTGGCCACTACCTGCCAGTCGGGCGAAAGCTTGCCGACCTGGACCAGGTCGCCGAAGGCCTGCGGCCAATAATCGCCGTATTGCTGTTTGAGATTGTCCAGTTCCTTGCCGATGTCGACTGTCGCCGGGTCCTGGCTTTTCAGCCCCTGGACGATGCCCGCGACCTGACTGTTGGTCAGCACGCGCTGGTTTTGCGGCGGCACGCCAAAATGCGCCTGCAGGCCAAGGGACTTGGCGATTGCCGTCTGTCGCGTCTCTGGTTGGTTGGGATCTACGGCAGCGTAAGCCGAACTGACGTCCGGCTGAGTGGCGGCATAACCGGCGGGGTCGTCATCGAGCGCTTGATGCTTCTCTCGGATTTTCTGAACAAGCAGACCAAGCGCTCGGTCGCGCAGTTGCATGTTGTCCGGCGTTTCGCTGCTCGGTTCGATGTCGCCACCGACTGGCGGCACAACCTGGTGGTTGCGCACCGTCACCTTGCCGGCAGCAAGGCTGCCCGGCGTTGCCAGCGCCGCGAGAGCATCCTGTTCCTGCTGTGGCGTCGCGTAGCGCACCCCGGCGAACAGATCGCCTGCCTGTCGCGCGATGGTCAGCTTGTCCAGCGCGTCCTGCGCCTTGTCCGGCGGCAGAAGGCTACGGATGTCGCCTTCCGGGGGATCTTGACCGGTCTCACCTTGGAGGTAAGCGGTTTCCAAATTGGCGAGATTGCGTTCCAGATCCCCACGCTGGCCGGCCGTGACCGCCATCGTGTCATGGACGTGGCGCAGCAGCGTGAATTCGGCGTGCTCCTGCGCCCAGACCGGCAGGTCTGCCGTCTTGGCGCGGACGTCCTGTAGCTGGGTTTGCAGGTCGCTCTGCGTCGCTGGCAGCGGCGCGCCACCTAGCACACTGGCGATGCCTGTATTGAGCTGGTCGTCCGTGATTGTGCGCCGCCCCTTTTCGTGTTGGTTTATGGCAGCGAGCAACTGCTGCATTTGGCCGGCGTCGCCAGTGTTCAGCGTCTGATCTGGCGCGATACCGGTGCGCGATGACACGTCGCTGACATAGGCGCTGGTGTTGTTTTCCGATGGGGGTGCCCATTTGCCGATCAGGTCGGAGAGCGTGATGCTACCGCCATTTTTTCGTTCCTGCGTGCGGATGTTTTGCAGCGCCGCGCGCGCCCCCAGTTCTGGTGTGGCGAAGGTTTCAAAACCGTTGGCGGGCTCGCCCTTGCCGTCCCAGGCGACGTTGGTGGCGCGGATGTTGCCGATGTTATTATCCAGTGTCAGCGGGCTGGCACTTTGGCCGCCGCCGGTCCAAACCGATGCCGCCGCGTCCTCGGCCTGGCGGCGCGGGACCAGCGTCTTCAGTTGCTCATCGACGTTGGCGAAATCGCCCGACGTCATTTGCGGTTGCAGGCTGTTCAGCAGCGATTGCGCGCCGATCGGATCACTGGATGCCCGCTGGCGCACTGCGTCATGCAGCGTCTTCGATCGCAGGACCACGGCTGCGTCAGGCGTGATCCAGCCGGCGCTGGCCGCGCTATCGAGGTTGTCGCGGATCTGATTGACCGCGAAATCCCGTTCCTGCGGGGTCTGCGCGTTGGCGATCGTGCTGGCGTAGCCCGGCAACTGGTTGCCCTGCAGGTCCGCCAGGTGAGCCGATGATTCCACGCCAAACGCGTTATGCCGCGTGCGCTCCGCCATCATGTCGCTGTACTGCGACAATTGGCCGTCGACGTGCGCGGCGACCTCCGGGTCGGAGGTCTGTGCCAGCAACTGGGTCTTGATCGCGTCCGCCTGGGTCTGGAACTGCGACAGGGCGGCCTGGCTGTCAGGCAGCTTGCTCAGCTGAAACGACAAATCGTTCAACTGATTGGTGCCGTTTGAGATCAGCTTCGAGGATAACTGCTGCTGGCGTGCCTGGGCATAGACCGCGCCCCATTTGTCGGCGACGTTCGCCAGCGCGGTGCCAGCCTGCGCCGTGGCGGCATACGGTGCGGCCAGCGCGGCGGGATCGATGCGCGCTTGTGCCGCCGGCTGCGGGACACTGTTCGGTTCAAAGGCGGGGATCTGTGGCATCAGTAAGGTGCCCCCGGTGCGCCGCCAGCGGGATTAGTGGCCGGGCTGCTGGTGCTGAGCCCCTTGCTGAGGTTCAGCAGAGCGTTGGAGGACCCGGTCAGCAGATTGGTGCCAGCCTGGATCGACCCGGCAGCCGCGGCGTTGGTTCCGGACACCAGGCTCAGACCGGCCTGGTTCCCAAAGGCCGTGGCCTGCGTCTTGCCCTGCCAGAGATTCATCTGGCGATTGAGCTCGCCGGTCTGCGCCATGCCGGACAGCACCGCGAGCGGACTGCCGGTCGTGACATCGACGCCGCTCGAGCCGTACATCGACTCGGCTTCACCCAGCTTCTGGCGCGTCTGCTGCGCGGTGATCTGTGCCTGTGTCTCGGATGCCTGCTGCGCGGTTTCGGCTTCCTGTTTTTGGACCGCGGCGTTGTAGTCCTCGGCCTGCTGCTGCGCCTCACCACTGCGCACCGCGCTGACGGCAGCGACGGCGGTGCCAGCGACGGCGGCGACTGCCGCAATGATGCCGGCGGCCTGGGCCATCTATGCGTCCTTCCCGGCGGTATTGATCCGCGCATACAGGCAGTAATCCGACCCGTTCGGGTGCCAGGCGCGCATGACGCCTTCGAGTTGGAACCCCAGCAGGTGGGCGAAGGTGTCGCGCCAGGGCGCGTCGGCGCGCACCGTCATTTCCATCCGCCGTGCCTCGGCCGTTTGCGCGGCCGCATCCAGCGCGGCCTGGCAGCGGCGCCACGCGACCGCGCGGTGTCGGTAGTCGGCGAACCGGCTGATCGTGGACCAGACCTCGACCCGGCCCGGCCAGTGCGGCACGATCGCGGCGGCCATCATCACGCGGCCCTGATCCAGCAACGCCTCGCCAAACGCCGGTGGCTCCGCGATCCGCCTCAGCAGCCCCGTCATATCCGCGATCGCGCGCACGCTCGGGTCCGGATCGTCCAACAGCGCCCATGCCAGCAGGTCAGCGGTGAGGCGGACGAAGCGCACGCTCATGGCTCGTCCATCTCCTCGACATCGGCATTGGCCGACAAAGCCAGGATCGTCATCGGCAGGGGCAAGTTCTGCACGACCATCAGCTGCCCTTCCCGGTCGTAACCGCCCAGGGCCGGCAACCGGCGCACGCCGGTGAACAGCGGCGCCGATTGCGACATCGGATAGGCCGCAAGCCGCGCCTCGATCGTTTCGAGCTTGACTTCCTCCCAGTAGGTCATGGGATCGACCTGGCGGATGCCGAACTGCCCACCCATGCTTTCGAAGAACCGCAGATAGAGGTGGTTGACGCGCTTGACCTTGCCGTTGGCAGAGGCCTGGGCGGCCCGCTGCGGCTCCCAGGGCAGTGTCACCGCGACGGAGGTGAACAGCAGCCCAGCGGTCACCAGGCCGGCTGGAGTGGACAAGGCGGCGCTGCCAGCGGTCACCACGGCGGGGTCCAGCACCTGGCCGTCGCCCAGGATGGCGACGGTCTCGCCATCCAGGTGGTCCAGCCCAGAAATTGTGTTGACGGGTATGCCAAGGGTCCATTGTCCGGCCGCCGCCGGCACCTGGCTGGTGAGTGGTTCAAGCACTTGCACCGCGAACTGCTGCGGGCCGTTGACGGCGGTCACCACCAGCTTGCCGCCATTCATGCGGACAAGCGATCCAACGCTCAGATCCGCGCCCGTGCTGGCGGCATTCAGCAATCCGGTTCCGGAGAAGGTCGGTGGTTTATCCGGATCGGTGCTGACGGTCAGGCCGGAAGGGGTCAAGGTGACGCTCGGCGTTTGAAGGATCGTCTGCAGGCCGCAATCGACGAACCAGGCTTGATCTGGCGACACCCCGACCAAATAGGGCCGCATGACTTCGATCGTGATGACCGGCTGGCCGTTGATGGTGCGCAGCACTTCCAGCCACAGCTGATCATAGCCGCCGTTGGGGGACGGGATGACGCAGATGTCTTTGACTAACGGTGCGCCACCGTAATAGTTTCCGCCCAGCTGGTGCTGTGCCCAGGCTGTCACGCTTTGGTCGCGCAGATAGGTCATGCTCACCAGTTGGCCGTCCGAGCGGATGCCCCAGACCACGCTGTGCGGATCCTGCTGGTAAACGATCTTGGTCAGGCCGATCGCGTCGGGATCAGACGAAACGGACCGCGTGATGTGCTCCGCCAGCACCGCCAGGTCGGGTGCGACGTAGCCGTTGACCTGCCAGGTGAAGGTCCATTCGAACAGTTTCCGGCCAGACCTGCTGACGAACAGGTCGGATTTGCCGATGCGCAATGGGCGCACCTTGCTGCTGCCCACCGAGGTTTCCTGGTAGGCTTGAACGTTGGATGGCGTCAGCGCGGCCGCCGTTGAGGCCGCCTGGATGATTTCCTCGCCGCCGCTGGTGCCGATGCCCAGCTGCATTGCCTGCGCGCTGCCGGCGGCGGATATCCAGGTGACGTTATTCGCCTCGCTGTCACTGATCAGCCAGGAAAAGGCGTTGGAATCCACCACCGTCCCATCGGCCTGTGTCGGCGCGAAATTGGTGAAGTCGCCGGTGACGCTCCCTTCCACGACGTTCGGCGTTTCCAGGCTGCCCAGCATGACCAGGCGCCCCTGCCAGAAGCCACAGATTTCCGGATAGCCGTTGGCCGCGCACCATTTCGACAGGCGCCACGCGGCCGTCGCGGTCGGAATCGGCAGGGTGTAAACCTGCCAGGTTGCCGTTCCATCCGGGATATCGGTGTTCGCCGTGGTCGTCCAGCTTGGCGCCGACTGGCCGGTGGTGCCAGCAACGGTGCATTTGAAACTGTTGCTGCCGTTGGAACAGACGAAGCCGGCGGGCACGCTGGTCAATACAGGCCATGGCGCGTTGTCGATCAAACCGAAAGCGCCGTTGTTGACGCTGGCTTGCACCGTGGCCTGAGCCACGGTGGATGAACTGGTGCCGGTAATCAGGCACCAGGCCCAGATACCGATCATGCGGATCCGCACGAAGCGGCCGATATCGCCGGCGCTAAGGCCCGCGCCGCCGTTCAGCCCGGCGGTCGATGACCAGGTGAGCGTGATTGCGCCGGAGCTCCCGGATGGTGCAACCGTCGTGGTGGTCCCGTTCTGATCCTCATAGGGACCGTCCTTGAACACCATCGGCACGAGCTGGAACGTTTCCGCACCCGTGCGTTCCAGCTGCTGCGGCGGGTAGGTTCCGTGCGTCAGGAACAGCACGTCGAAGCTCTGCGTATACCACAGCTGTTTAGTGTCGGCGGCGGCGTAGGGGGTGTCGACGATGACCGGTGAACCGCCCGACGTGACGACGGCGTCGATGGCGTAGAGGCTGGCATACCGGTCGCCGAAACCGACAACATAGGATTGGGTGGTCGAGTAGATGAACGGGATCATCGTCTCGCCATCGGTCTGATCCGGCGGCTTGGAAACGAACATCGTGCCAGGACGGCGGACAATGCCGCCCTGCGGCATGTTCACCAAATTCTTCTGCGTCTTCAGCGCCGAATAGTATTTCTCGTGATCGTATCGCCCCATGAACAAGGGCGAGACCTCGCCAGCGGTGAAATTGGTGAGGTCGATGTCTTGCTTCATCGGCGCGCCCTCAGCCAGACGTCCTCGTCCCATTCCTTGGCCGAGGCCTCATCCGACGACACCAGTTGCGATACCGGCTTGATATCCGCCAGACGGCCCTTGATGTCATTCAGCTTGGCGGTCGATTGGGTGATGGCTTCGCAGGTGTCGATGGCCAGTTCCAGGCCGAGCACGTCGACGAGCAAGCTGTCCATCCGCGTTGGGTCCATCAGATCGCGGATATAAACGCCATACAGTGGGGTCACTTCGTTGGTAAACAGCAACGGCCCAGCGGTTGCGTCCTGGCCGACCTCCCATTCCGCCTGGTCATTATCGGGAAGGTCCCAGAAACGTAGGCAGTCGGCCGGCAACGCATAGGCGTAGTCATACGTCACCGGCGGCGAATAGGTGGACAGCGTGAGCTGGATCTGTTGCTTCGCGGAATCATAGGGGAATTCCCGCAACACCCTGCGCCGCACGGGGTGAAATCGGTTGTTAAGGACAACGGCGCGTTTGGTCTGGTCGGTCGGAGAAACGATCAAGTCCTCACCGAGCGCGATCAATGCCGCGTTCATGATGGACACGATGGAATCTCCGGCCGCCATGGTCGCTTCCTTAGTCGATCGTGTATTCGAAGATGATCGTCAGGTTCCCGCTGGCTGGCAGAGCGGCAGCGGCGGTGGTCAGCACGACATCTTCATAGGCTTTCGAAACAGCCCCGCTGACACAGTCGTAGCCCGTCGTGATCGGCTGACCGTGGGTTGCGGCCGCGCCGATCCGCGTCGGGGTGTTGGTGCTGGTCAGCGTCTGCGCCGCGGCATAGAGGTTGGCGGTGTTCGTATCGCCAAGCGCGATCGTGGCCGAACCAAGGCTGGTGTCCGTGATCGCTGTGATACCGGTGATGACCGCCAACAGGGGCAGGCGGGCAACCGCGATCACCGATCCACTGGCCTGCGCGGCGAGTGCGATGGTGGCGATGAAGGTGCGTTGACGGCCGCCGGCGACGTTGGCCGCCGGCAGGGACTGGACCGCGCCGCCGGTGTTACCGGTCAGCAGGCCCATCACGGTGCTGAAGAGGGTTGCGACACCCATGGAAGGGTTTCCTTTACTGTTTCAAGAGTTGTTGCGATGAGTGGATTGCCGTCAGGCGCAGATGAGTTCGACCAGCTTGACCTCTTCCAGCCGCGACGCGCCGATCGTTTCGGACGCATGCACGTAGGTTGCGAAGTTCTTGTCGGCCCGCTCGGCAATGCGGCCCTCGATATCCTTGGAGATGCCTAGCCCCATCGCGGACTTGCGCCACGCCGGCACGCGGGTGTAGCCGCTGCCATTGGTCAGTAGCCGCTCGGAATGGATGAACCGGAAGCCCATGAAACGGTCGATCTTTCCTTCCGTCAGGGCCTTGACGGCGGTGTAGTCGGCATTCGTGGCTTCGGTGGTGGCCAGCAGGTTGCCCTTCTGCTTGGCGCCAATGGCAATGAACCTTTCCTCATTCTCATCGCCCTCGGCGGCATCCAGGGCTACGGAGGCGCTGATCAGCTTGGAGATGGTCAACCCGACGTTGCCGCTGCCGTTACCGTAGGTCCAATCGTTGACGGCAACCTGCGTGCCGGCCGGCGTGGTCGGGCTGCTTTCCGCGTCACCGTTGGGCCAGGTTACCGTCGTGGATCCGGTGTGGCCGGTGTAGGCGGTTGCGAAAAAGGCGTTGATGATCTCATCGTCCTTGGATCGGTTCATCGCCGCCGCGGCGTTCTGCGCGTAAGTGCTGACTGGGTCGATCAGCAGCCGCACCTTATCCTCCCGGTCGACCAGGTCGCCCCATTCGTAATCATAAGGGGCGATGCGCCGGCGCAGATGCTGGGTGTTCATGATCGGGCTGTCTTCATGCCGCGAGATACGCTTGCGGGCTGAGGTCGGCGCGATTTGTTCCATATAGGCGCTTTCACCGGTGATGTTGTCGGTGAGCACGCATCCGTTCAATCGGGATTCCATCTGCTGCGCCAGCAGCTGAACGTTGCCGGTGAACTGCTGCACGAAGGCAGTCGTGATTTGGAAACTCATGTCATTCCACCTTGTTGACGCGAGCGGTCCAACGCCGCGCCGGTTGCACTCGTGACCATCGGGACTGATGGCCGATCCTGGGGCGGCTGAGTTCCCCGGCCCTGCGCTTGCGCGCTACGCCGGACCCGTGCCTGGCGGTTACGGTCCGCCTACACCGTTGCCATTGGCCGGACGCACAAACAGCGCGCTCCCCGGACGCCGGTAATTCATTGCGTGGCCGGATGGGCCTGGGCATAAAGCGCCTGCATCCTGGCGACCGCATCGGCATGGCCAGGGTCACTTTTCGTGGTGTAGACCTTAAGGAAGGCGGCATCTGCCCGAAGGGCGTTGATCTGCTGCTGCGCCTCAGCCGGCGACAGCGCGCTGGATCCGCCGCCTTTGCCGATCAGACCGTCCTCGCGTAGCTGTTTGCCCATTTCTGCCATGGCGCGCGTCAATGTCGGGTGATTGGCCCAGCCGGTGGTGTCCAATTCCTTGATCAGGTCGCCGACCTTGTCGCCGCCGTAGTGGCGGATGGCGTTGCGCGCGTCGTCCAGTTTCTGATCATACGCATCGCCCCATTCGGTCTTCAACGCCTGCTGATCGGCGGCGATTTTTGCTGCCGTCGCCGCATTGCTTGCGGTGAAATTCTCGCCCTGCAGCGCGTTCCAGTCGGCGTAGAGGCCAGCAGCCTGCCTCGCGGACAGACCGTGTTTGTGCGCCGTCGTCTGAAACCAACCCTGCAGCTTTTCGTCGACGGACAGACCTTCGGGCAGCTTCGGCGCCTCGAACTTGTAGCCATCGGCCTTTTCGGGGCGTCCAAGGCGGTTATAGACGGTGTCCCAGGCAGCCTGATCGTCGGCGCCGGGCATACGGATCAGCTGGTCGGCCGGAACGCCGATCAGCTTGGTTGCCCCGTGATATCCTCGCGCCAGGCCTTCAAGGTCCTTGATGTCCTTGAACATGGCCTCGCCACGGATATCTGCTGGCAAGGTCTCAGCGAAGGCGGGCGTGCTTGGCGCGGGCGCGGCCGGAGCCGGGGCTGCTGGAGCTGGGGCGGCGGGAGCCGGGGCAGCGGGGGCTGGCGCTGGCGCTGGCGATCCGCCTCCGTCTGAGCCCGAAAAAGCAATCCTGGGTAGATATGTCCTAATAAACATCGGAACCCTCTTGTGTCGCTTGCAACTGATCACTGGTCTGCTGCATTGCCAGCTGCATCATTTCGCCCTCGGACCAGCGCAGCCTGTGGATGATGTGCAGGCCGGCGCTCCGGCGTCCGTCGTGCCAGATCGCTGCGTGGGGATCGCCCTGGACATGGCCGACCGTCAGCACGCCGGACTCTCGCAGCAGATCCGTCAGCACCATGTGGCCCTGCGGATGGTCCCACATCGTCTTGTAGGCGGCGCGCAAAGCCAGCTGGCGACTGAGGATGGTTTTGGCTTGGTCAAGCAGCGACATAGCCGTCGCCTCGTTTCTGGACCACACCGATATGCACCATGAAGCGCCGATATTCCGGCGTGGTCACCAGCACCAGGTCGCAGAACGCATCGTCGAAATCCGGCTTAAACTCCGGCATCCGGATTAGCCGGGCCTCGGTCTCGATACGGTGTTTCTGTGCGTCGGACAGATAATCCTGCACCTTGAAGTCGCCACGGTGCCATTCGCAGTAATGCAGCGGCGTATAAATCCGGATCGGCTTATAGACCGTCGCAAACGGCGGCCGCGCCGGGATCACAATGACCGGTGCGCGCCGCACTTCCCGCAAACAGCGAAATCCGGTGTGGTCGCAGCACATGCGCGGGGTGGGGATGTTGTCCTGCAGGTTCATGCCGCCAGCCTCTGCGGTTGGCTTGCCTGCGCCAGGCTGGCAACGCCGGCGCCGCCGTCGCGCATCGCGCCGGCGATGTTGGCCAGGGCGGCGTGTCCGTTCAGCTGCTGTTGTGCCTCTTGCTCCGCCTGCTGCTGCGCTTTCACCTGGTCCGGTGTTTTCAGCGCCATGCTGGGTGCGTTCAGGTCGCGCGCGGTGATACGCAGGATGGCCTCGCCATCCAGCACCTTTGGCGTCGTCGGATCGGCCTGGATCAACTGCAGCTGCGTCTGCACCAGGCGCGCCAGCGTATCCAGCTGGCTGGACTTCTGCGCCACCGCGATCGGCGAGATATACTCGACATGGAACGGCGAGGCCGAAATTTCCGGCGGCGGCGGCGGAAATGGCGAACCAGGCCCGAAACCGCGCATCACCGACTGGCGCCACATGATCGCGAAGGTGCGGTCAATCAGTGGGCCAAGAAACTCCGATTGCAACCGGGCCAACATCGGCGACAGCAGCCGCATCTTCTCGTCCCGCTGCTGCAGCACATAGGTGGCCGTGACGCCCTTGCCGGCAGCGGCCGGATCGTCAGGGCTGGACGGCATCAGCATCCATTCGACGTAGAAGGTGCGGATGATCTGGGTTTGCAGGGCCTGCAGCATTTCCAGGCCGATCGGCAGGTTGCCGTTCGTCTCCAGCGGCTTGATTGCCTCGGTGCCAGCACGATAAAAAATCATCGCGCCCGGCGTTGACTTGATCGGCAGCATATAGCCGTCATCAGGGATCAGCAGCGCTGGATCGACGATTTTTTGCGCCGATTTCATGATCGTCTGCTTCATCACATACAGCATCTTGATGTCGGGCAGCGCCGTGGTGCCGATGCCGCGGCCGTAATCTTCCCCGGTCTTCACGCGCAGACGCGGTGCCAGATAGGGGAATTCGTGGAAGCCGCTTTCGCTGATCAGCGTTTTGTCGGTGACGTTCACATAGCGCGACTGGAACGGCATGTGCATCCGGTCCGCTCGCTGGGGATCGCGGTTCCGGCGCGGCCGAACCGAATGGATGTAACGGAACTTCCGGTTGATATCGCCCTTTCCATAGGCTTTCAGGGCACTTTCGCCGGCGGCATTGCCGAAGGCGTCGACCGCTTGGGCGGCGCTATATTCCCAGCTCCGGATCAGCGTGGTGATTCGGTCCTCATCATCCGGCTGGATGACGCATTCCTTCATGTGCCGGCAGGAAAACAGCGTGCCGGATTTCGGGCTATCCAGCACCGCCATGGCGGCCTGCCCGATCGCGCCGATATCCTCGTAAAGCTGGTAGGATTGCGACGCGAAATTATGCTTCGGTCCATTGAAGCGGCGATACATCGCGTCCGACACTGCCTCGCACCAAACCCGGACGTTCGGCTTTTTGTTCAGCCGATCGTCATCCAGCTGCAGGGCAAACCACCTGAGGGTGGGGGAGGTCAGCAATGCATGGATCCCGGCCGCGAAGCTTTCCAGCGCCCACATCGGCACGCTGTCGTAGATGTAGCTCATCAGCTTCATCCCCGGCGTGCGCGTGGTGATGTAGTCTGATCGTTCCGGCTGCAGGTTATTGGCGATGTCTTGCCAATGCGTTTTGAACACCTGGCGATCGCCTTCCAGGCGTTCCCACAGCCGCAGTTCCTCGGTTGCGCGATCGTCCGGCATCAGCTTCCCAACAGCGACTTACGCGCGGTGGTCGGTGTGGACGTGCCCTGGCCGCCGGTGAGCATGGTGGCGCGGGCTCCGTTCGCCTGGGCCTGCTCGCGCGCCAGGGCGTCAGCGGCAGCCGTCACGGTCGGATCCGTGGGTGTCGGAGGCGGCGGTGTCGGCGCCGGCGGCGGCGGCGCTTTCGGTGAGGAGAATAGACCACCCATCAGAGCGCCTCGCCTCCGCGTTTCAGTGTTGTGGGATAGGACGGCAGCGGACCGGTGACCGCGACGACCTGCGCTTGGGTCAACGGCTGGAAATTGTTGGCCGCGTAGGCGGCGGAAACACCGTCCAGGATCTCGCGTTGCAGAACGACGCCAGGCGCAAGCAGGTCAATGACTGCGATATAGTCGTATGTGCTGGTGCCTGGCGCCACGGGTGGCGTATCGACGCCGATCGCAAAATCGCCGATATCGGCTATGCCAATCGCCCCGCTCATGGCGAGCACGTAAGCGCGTATTGCGCTCCGCTCTGGCTGGCATGCGTCCAACTCACGCCGCTTGTCGTGGCCGGCGTGACGACCGGCTGCAAGGCGCCGCTCGATATCGGCGACAGACTGCAATGCGGCGGAATCGCCTTCGGCTGGGAGAAGGTGAAGCTGCAGCTGGTGCTGCTGGATGGTTCCGTCACGTAGGCTGCGTCATCGCGTGCCGTCTGGTCGAGTGTGCCGTTGTTGCTGTTACAGGCGAAAGTTGGCGCGGCCGTCTTCAAGGATACGTTTTGCTGAAAAACGGTATCATTCGGAAGCACTCGCACGGGACAAAGGTGCTGAACCGGTCCACCCTCTGTGTTTATGGCCGCGATTGACCCATAGGTGCCCGTCATGCCGTTTTCGCTGGTGACGCTGAACATACCCTGTCCTTTCGCGTCAGCCAGCACTTCCCAGTAACTATTGAAGCCGCTGATTGCCGCGGATGGGCCACGATAGAGTGGACACGGTGCCTCGACGTTGCCGCTGACATTCACACCGTTCATGGTCGCCGGCAGGTTCAGCCAATTTCCGGATTCCAGTGCGGCCCAGCCGGTTAGCAGGTTGGTGCTGCTGATAACTTCAATATTGGAGGGTCCGGATGATTGGTTTGCATACCAGAGGTAATAGGTTGCGCCGATCTTGAACATCCATTGATCGAGCATCGATGTCGGCAGGCTAGTGCCAGTTAGTTCAATTGGCGTTGACCAGGCACCCACGCCGCAGAAATTGTCAGGGACGTTCGGATGCACTTCGTAGATCTGTCGATGAGAACTGCCGTCAACCATGCTGAAGAAAATATGCGTCGAACCGTCGCTATCGACGAACGGCGACGGTGACCAGGCGTTGGCGGTTCCTCCGGTGTAGATCGTTGTGCAATAATTGAATTGTGGGTTGGGGTTGGCGCGACAATCACCATCGGACTGATAGATGTCGACGCCGACCTCTGTCGAACCTTGGCCCCACCAGACCGCCGGCGTAAACGTCGTATAGCACGCCCCCTTGTACAGCCAGGTCTGCGGGTCTCTCAGTCCATGGTAAGGGAAAGTCGCATTGTTGCTGTTGTAATACGGCACCAGATGCGACGGTTTGTAAGCAAAGTTCAGGTTATCCAGCCGCGTCAACATAAGCAGATTTTCGTTGCTTGATGTCGTGATCGGAGCCGTCTCGTTGTTTGCCTGAAATGCCGTATAGACATCCCGTCCAGCCGGAAACTTCCTGTCGTGGCGGGCGTCTAAATACTCGGCGGCATGGCCATACTGCTGGTCGGTCAGGGCGCCGAACAACAGGATTTCCTTGATTTGACCGTTGAAGAACCACTGCGGCACATGGTTATAGAAGGCTGCGCCGATCAGCCCCGCGCCATTGAGTGTGCTAGGGGTAAAATTGTCCGACAGGTTCATCTGCGGACCTTCGGGATAAATCCCGTGATAGGTCCTCAAGCCGGAGCCGGTGTTGCGGATACCGAAGACATCCCACAATCCGGTGATCGGTTGGGTGTTCGCCGCATAATCCCATGTGAAGGGATTACCCGAACCGTCGCTGGTGACGGTGCGCACGAACTGGCGATATCGTCCCCAGCTTTTCACTGCTTCAAGACCGGTCAGTGCGAAGGCCTCGTAGGCGCCATAGCCGTTGGCACCATTCGAGGCATCGCCGCCGATCAGGCCATAGAACGTGTTTCCGGCCGCCGGCACCGGAAGCGGAATGGTCGTGTTGTAGACGATGAACAGCGTGTAAGGTTCGGTGGCCAGGTTGAAATTGAGGTACTGGCTGGTGCCGTTGAAGTTGATTGCGGGAAGGCCGTTACCGGTGTTGGCGATGAAACCGGGCTGGGCGCCTACCGTCGACTGTGTTGCGTTGTGCGGCGTTACGGTCCAACCAAGCGCAAAGGCGTGGTCAGGGATACATCCCACGACGCCCATGTTGGTCGCCGGCGTCGTGCAGTTGACATCGCTCGTTGCGTCGTCGGCGCGCCACCAGGCCAGAATGCCATAGGGCCCGGGCAGTCCTACCCCTTTGCCGTAAAGGCCGGGGCCGGTGAGCACGGCACTCGGTCCCTGCATGGTCCCGTTCATAACGGGATTGTTCTGATCGAGCTTGGATCCCCACAGGCCGTTCCATTCCTGCACGCCGGGCACATAACCCCTGGTCCAGCCTGGGGATGATTGGGCCTGGGCCAGATTGGCGCCGAACAGAAGGACAGGCAGGAACAGCCAGCGCAGATGAAATACCAGACGCCAAAGTGCGCCGGTCAGTAAGAGAAAAATCGCGAATAGCTGAAGTCCTGCGCTAAGCCCGCCGCGCTCCGATAGAGAGTGGCCCAGCAGGACCTTCTGGCAGTGATTGCGCTCGACCGTTCGGGACAGCCAGCAACACAGGCAACAGGCCCAGCGATGCCGATAGATTTCGCTCAAGGCGGCGTGCATTGAGATCGTCTCGCCCACCTCGCCATTTAGCAGAGCGACGTTCAGGAACTGATCAAGAGCCTCGCCAAAGCGCCAGAACCATGATGGGCGCGTCATGGCGAAGCAGTTCCCAGGTTCAACACCTGGTTCATCCGCGCCTGTGTCAGCAGTCCAGCGGTGACGGCCGTCTGCATGTCGGCGATCAGCGTCGGATCATCGACGTTGATCGTGCCGGCCGCCGCGATTTGCAGCCCCCAAAGCGGGTTCGCTTGCTGCAACACGCTTTGCTCCGCTGGCGTGAAACGCCGGATAAAGCTCAGCGCATCGATCGTGGTGGGCGTTGGCGGCGGAGGCGCATAGAGCGCTTGGCCGGTATCCGCGACCAGCGCGGTGTTCGTCGGTGGCGTGAAGCTGGCCGGATCCGCGATGATCCTGTTCAGCGCGGTGCCAGCCGGTTGCATTGTGCCGTCCGACGCTGTGCAGGTTGCGTTGCACTGGACAACATAACGGGCTGGCTGAGCGGACGCTGTCGCGGTCAGAAGCAGCAGAAACGTGAGCGCCCTTACCATTGGCAGACCTCCATGGCGCCGTTTCCGCCCGAGCCGCCAGCGCCTGCGGTGCCTCCGATCGAGTCACCACCACCGCCGCCACCGCCGCCTGGGAACCCGCCAGCGCCTCCGGCGCCACCATTGCCGGCGGCGTTCGACGCGCCGCCAGATCCACCTTGCGACGGCGCATCAGCGATGTTTCCGGTGGTCGCCATCAGCGGGAAGGCTGATTTGGAGGCACCCGCCACACCGGCACCGCCAGGCGCCGTTCCACCGGTCACCGGGCTGTTGGCGCCTGCCTGGGCACCGTTGCCGCCGTTCGCAGCCGTACCAGCATTAAAACCGCCGCCCGCGCCGCCGCCCGTGATGGATGTCGCCGAACTGTTCGATCCACTGGAAGCGCCAGTTGCCGTGGATCCGCCGCCCGTTGTGCTATAAGTGGATGTGCATACGGAACCGTTGCCCGTGTTGCCCGTGTTACTGAAAGCGCCTGTACCGGAAACGCCCGGGCAGGTACCGCCATTTGTGCTGCTGCCAACGACGCCAGTGCTTCCCGCACCGCCGCCCCCCCACTTCAGCAGGTTACCAAACTGTGTCGCTCCGCCGCTTATGCCGGGGGCGCCTCCAGCTCCGATCGTCACCGAGACAGTTGCGGGCACCTGCGATGCCGGCATCCAGTTCTGGCTGTTGGCGCCCGAGGCTCCGCCCGAGCCGCCGCTAGCGGATTGGCCGGAGGTCGCGACGACACCAGCACCGCCCCCGCCGCCGCCGGCGAAGCCCCAAACGAATACGGTTTGGGCGGTTGGGTTCTTCGTCCATGTCCCGGAGGATGTGAAGTTCTGGCAGTTGGATGAATTTGGCGGGCCGCCGAAATCACGAGCAGCAAAGGCTGGTGCGATGGACAACGCCGCGGCGAGAACAAGAAACAGCAGCCGCCTGGGCAGGAACATGGATCAGTCCTCCCAGGCCGCGAGCTGACTACCCGGAGCGCCATAGATCAGCAGCGTGCCCTTGAATGTTTGGGTTTCCCAATCGTCGTTGGGGACGAGGGTCAGAATGGTTTGGTTGGCGACTGCGTCATCTTGGCGCACCAGATAGAGCGTGTTGGCGCTCTGGTTCTGCACGCCGATTTTTGCGCGCTTTCGATTGATGGGGATCGTTTTAAGCAACGATCCAAGGGTCCCGATGGCGGGGGCATTTTCCGACCAATCGGTCCCTTCGGACCCGGAAAAGTTGACATAGCCGCCCATTACACCGTCCTCACGGTCGCGGTCAGCGGCCCTTCCGCCTCCGGCGATGGATCTGTCACCAGGAACGCATGGTTGGCCCCATCGATCCCGGTGACAGTGAAAAACCCGTTGTTCTTGTTGGTGCCCTCGACGATCAGTTCGTCGTTGACCGCGAAGCTCGCGAAAGTGCCGTTCGCTGCCGACAGTGACCCAGTATTGGCGAACGTGATGGAGGCGGAGGCGTATTTGCTCATGCCCTTGTCGCTCGCATGAAACCGCGTTTCCGCGCCCTGGTCGGGATGGCGCGTAAGGGTTGTCTGGCGCTGCCGCGTCCCGGTCGGGTTCATGGCTTATCGGTCTCCAACCCATCCAGCAGGGCGTCGATTTCCTCGGAAAGCGGCGCTTTGAACTCGCCACATCCGTAATCGGCCGGCGTCTTCTTCGGCGTAGGATAGCGGCGACATTCGCCCTGCCGGTTCACGCCGTACTGCTCCGCCGTGCGCGCTTTGGCAGCATCCATGGGCGGAGGCGGGTGATAGAACCGGCAGGGCGTGTCGCACCGCATCGTCAGGCGCTCGCCGGCAACGCTGCAGGATCAGCGGTCGCGGTTGCTGGCGCCGGCTGTGGCGCGGCCTGAACCGATGCGGTGGTCTGATCCCCGGCCGCGGGGGCGGCCGGATTGCCGCCCCCGCTTTGGTCCACAGGCTCGGGGGGGTTATGGGTGATGGCGCCTGTCGCACTGTCGACAGTGCCTGCGATCGCCACGGGCGCGCCCCAGCCGCCGGCGCCGGCGTTCGCGGCGGCCGCAATGGCCATGCCTTCAGCGCTGAGCAGGTCGCCTTCGGGCTTCGTGGCCTTGCGGTCGCTCCAGGCTTTCCAGGAGCAATAATGCTCCCAGTCGTGCAACCAATGAAAATGGCCAGGCCCTTCCTGTGCCGCCTGCGGCACCTTGTCCATCCAGACCGATTCCTTGTTCGGGGTCAGGACATACAGATCCAGGGAGTTGGCATTGTCCTCGTGAACATGTCCGACGATCGCGGCAAGCGCCTGGAAATCCGCGAATTGTGAGTGCTCATTGTGCGGAACGAAGATGACAGTATCGCCGAGTTGGGCCATGAGGGAATCCTGCAGCTGCAAAGGAAACGATCAGTCGGGCGCAATTCTTCGCCAGGCCCCATTGCGAACCGCAAGAGAAAAAACCGAACATTTCTTATTTGGTAAGAGGTTTTTCTTCTCTGGCAATAATTGTTACAGACCGCGCGACATACCGCCGCAATTGCTGCTCCGTCCGGTTATAGACCTGGGCCAAAACCTTCCACGGCACTTTCGCCTGCTCCGTCCGGGCACGTCGCACCTGGTCCGCGATCTCCGCCACTTGTTCGGGCGTTAGATGCTTCATGACTGATCCAGCGGATTCCAGTCGTGGATGTGTTGCGCTTGCTGTAGCGCCTGGCGCTGCACGGTGTGACGCTCATGCACCGCAACGTGCTCGCCGCCGCCGGCGCACAAGTATTGCAGCGCGTCGTGCGGATGCGACGCCTCGTTCTTCTCCGGCGTCTCGTGATAGGATTCCTCGCCCGGCCGCACCCGCTTGAAGCGATACGTCGCGTTGAAACCAGCGCGCAGCTTTGGGCAGGCGTCGGACAACAGGAAGCCAGGTTGGCCGTCGATCAGTCTCGTCAGGGGTAGGCGCACCGCTTCCAGCCGGGGCAGCAGATTATTGGTCGGCGCCGGGCGGATGATGATGCCGGTTTCCTTGGCGACGATCTCAATCCAGCTTTTCTCGCCCGCCTTCTTGTCGTTACCGTGCTGGGCGGACGGATCGGCATAACCCGTGATCTTGCGCACGCCAGGAAAGGTCTGGCGTATGAAAACCGCGAGGCCCTTTCCGAACCGCATTCCGCCGGTGCCTGTCTCCCCGATGAACTCGGCGACGACATGCCACCGGCCGTTTGGCAGCTGCTGGCCGAAGATCGCCGCCGGGTTCAGTCCAGCATCGAGCCCCACCTGCAGGGGCAGATGCGGGAACCAGACCAGGCCCGGCTTGACGTGCAGGTCATCGGAATATTCGTCCAGGTAGACCGGCTTGCCGTCACGCGAGTAGCCCGGAATGTTCTTGATCATGCGGTTGATATACCAAGGCTTGTTGGCGTTCATCCGCAGCTGGCGTTCGTAATAGTCAGGGATCAGATTTTGCCGGTTTTCCGCATGCGGGCTGAGGCCGCTTGGCTGACGGAACAGCTTGATCCCGCGGGCCGCCAGATCTTCCGGCGACGATTTGAAGAATTCGTCATAGGACCAATTGTGCAGCTCGGGCGCGTTCAGATCACCGATGATGCCGTGCCAACGCGGGCCGCCGTCCTCAAGCGGCGGGAAGCGGCCGGTGCGGCCGGACGCATAGGTAAAGACATCGGCCTTCAGCATGTCCATTTCGTTCAGGTAGAATAGCGTGGGCTCATAGCCGCGCATGACTTCCTCGGCGGCGTTATCGCCGATCGCGACGAAGTCAGCGTGGAAGTCGACGATGGTGTTGTCGGGGAGCTGAAACTGGATGTCATGGCTGCACGGGCCATTTTCCGCACCGGCCCATTTGCCGGCTTCCTGCGGCACACGCTCCCACCAGGTTTTCAACGTCGACCGCCAGAGATTGCGGTAAGTGTCGCGGATGACGCAGGCGCGGAACCGCCGCACCGGAACCAGCTCGCCGCGATCATTGTGCATCCGTCGTGTGCGGCTGGGCCATTGTGCCGCTGCGAAGTTCAGCATCTTGACGCCGCAGGTCGATGTCTTGGCTGAGCCGATCGGCCCATTCAGCAGGATCGCATCCGCCTCGGCACGCATGAACGCCGTCGAGATCGGACCAGGCGTTTTCCAGGCGAGGTTGATGCTGGCGGTCATAGGTAGTTTTCCAGGATCGCGCGTAGCTCATCGGCCGTTACACGCATTTCCTCAGGGTTCTGCCCGGGCAGCGGATCGCGCTCGATCTCGGCCACCTCACGGATGATCTCGGCGATAGGGTCGATGCGCACAGGCAATGCCCTAGGTCCGGTGCCGACGTAGTTTACCGCACCCGGCCGGAGGTCGAACGGTGGCCGACTCACCGGAACTCACCGTCGGTCGTTGCGGTTTTGATTTTGCTCTCAGCCGCTTTAGCTGCTTTCAGCGCCGCAAGGATCTGAGGGCTGGGCGGCCGCCTGGCGTGCAGCACATCGTTGACGTGCGTAGCGGTGATGCCGTGATCGGAAGCAAATTTGGCCTGACTGCCAGCCTCACGAATGGCACGGTTGAGCAGGCCATAGACGTCACCCAGCGGCACATGTTCGATCGTTGCCATCAGGCAGCGTCCGCTGCGGCTTCGCCGGCGACGGCGGTGGCCAGAAGCGTGACGACTATGCTGGAGTCAACCATGGGGCGCATCCCCTTGATTGATCGTTTCCAGCAGCGCTGCCAAATGATCCTCGGCGTCCGCCCTGGTGATGATGCCGTGTCGCAATAGGATGGCGAGCATGCGTTCGATCATCGGCCGCAGGATCTCGGCCTGCATGTTCCGCCAGCTGCGACCGGGGACGGAGATTGGGGCCGCCGCCGGAGCTTCACGCCTTTCCCGCTCGACGCTTCTGATCGCCTGCACCAGCTTGCGTTCGGCCGTCATCAATAGCGGCACCGAGGCAAATTGCATTTCGTCCCATTCCAGTGCGGCATCGATCAGCGCACGTTCGGCATCGGTCGTCATGTCCAATTCCCTTTCCCAGTCCCAAACTCGCGCCCATTTCCCGAGCCCCGTCCCTCCATCGCCTCGGTTCGCTTCGCAGTCGGCCCCTCCCCCGCGCCCTCGCCTCGTTCCGTACCGGCGTCAAAAACTGGGGCCGAGGGGGTAAAGCACACCGACAGGGGCGGCGGCGGCGCGTCGCATCGCGAAACCGGGGCACCCCCTCGCCGATCGGCGTTTGCCAAGGTCGAGGGGGGTGGCATCGGTTGTCCATCCGGCTGATTGGCAATCAGCGGCACGCGCACGCGCAAAGCCGGCAGAATACCTAGGCTTTCTCACACTGTCAGACTGCCGAGTGTCAGACTGCATCATTGCCACCATCGCTAAGTGATTGATCCGACATGATTTCGCCTTCGACGATCTGACCCAACACGAACGTCTCTCCATCACCAACCGAGGCAGCCTCCGTCGCGCCGGTGTTGATCGTCAGATGCACCACGTTGCGGTTCGTCAGATCGACCGCGATGGGCTGGCGCTGGTGCAGGTAAGGCAGCGCGGCAATGGCGCACAGCCGCTTCTCCTGCCACGCCTCCAGCTTGGTGCAGCCCAGCGCGGCCTGGATGTCCTCGACGCCGAGACTGGCCATCTGCGTCAGTCCTTCGAGCGGATCGCGGTATCTGGCCAGCAGGTAGTCGGCCACACGCTGGTTGCGCTTGTTGCGCTGCCCGGACGGACGCCCACGCGCACGCTTCGGCGTGCCGGGCAGACCCAGATCATCGAACGCCAGCTGTTCCGCGTCATCGAGATCATCAGCCAGGATCGTGCCAGCTTCGGTTTCGGCGATGATCGCAGGCAGGCCGGTCGGATCAGCCATTAAACACCCCCGAAGATATTCCGTCAGAAACGTCAGCGAAACGTCTGTTGTCTAAGCCTTTGAGACTATGTCTCATTCCCCCTATTTCTGACGTTATGACGTTCTGACAGCACGTCACGCGTATGAGCGCGCGCGCGGATGCGCATACGTGCGAGGGGTGACAGATCGTCAGAACGTCAGAAACAGAGTGTTTCAGTCGCCAAATCAGCGCGTTAGCGCTTCTGACGTTACGCTGACGTTTCTGACGGATCGTTCCCCGAACCCAACGACCGTGACCGATCCGCCGCGTGTCTTTGTTTGTCCAACCGGGCGCGGGTGCGGGCGCGGGCAAAGCGGGGCTGGGAAGCGAGCGGGTGCGGGTCATGGTTAGGTCAGTCTGTGTGGGGAGAGTGAGCGGACGCAGGCTGCGCCTGCGAAGTGTCAGTGACGCGCTGCTTCGCAGCGCTGGCCTGGTGGCGGCAGCGGGGCGATGTGCCCGCGCACGCGCCGGCGTGCGCTGCCACCGTCATCTGCGGTGCGACACCCACAACCAGGCGCAGACGGTTCATACGCCGGCGCCAGGCCGATAGCTGAATGCGGGCCCACGCGTTCATTGCGGATCGTCGATCAGGTCGACCTGCCTGTCATGCGCCTCAAGCAGGTGCGCTTGCAGCCGTCGCCAGCCGCTGATGCGGTGGCCGTCGCTGTTGGTGCGCCATTTCTGCACCGTGTAGTTGCAGAAGCGACATTTCATGCGGTCGCTGATCGGCTTCTGAACGGGTGCAGGCGTGGGTGCGCTCATCAGTCGAGAACGCCGGGTATTTCGATACCCTCGGCGCCCGCCTCAACAGCTTCGAGAAACGCTTTGTCGAAGACGCGCGTCATCAGCGTTGAACCATCTTCTGATTCCGCATTGAGGACGCGCAAAACTGCCCTGCACCAGGCGTGGATATCGGTGACCTTCGGACCTTCAAAGTCGCCGCGCGCATGATTGAACTGACCAAGCTGCGGACAATGTTCTGTCGCCGTCTTGATCGTATCAGAGGAAATCCTGACGGTAATGTTGTCGCCTTCGATTTCGACCTTCATGACTACTCCGGATCAAAAGGGTTGACGGGTTTGTCGTGAGGCAACGCGGGACGAGGTATGAGTTGCAACGGCAACAATGTCGCCCGACAGGACGGGCCACCAAAATACAGCGTGCGACCCGATCGTTCAGCGCCTGGCAGGCGGCGCAAGGCTTGCGTCCATACGCCTGTGATGCCACGCGGCGCACCCCACCGAGTGCGCTCAAACAACTGAGCCAGAGACGAATGTGCGTTGGCAATCGCGATCCATTTCGCCGGCTGCGCGCCAGCGTATTGCGGTAGGATCAATTCGTAACGAATGCCATAGCTTTGCAGCACGCGCTGGGCGTCCTGCTGCTTGCCGGTGTCCATGCTGACATCCGCACTCTGGCCGGCCGCACGGTGTATCCATTCACCGATCGTGTATTTCTCGCCAGAACGATAGGGATCGATGAACTGCGCCAGCAGATGGTCGAGGCATTGCTGTTCGTCGCGTACGTCATCGACCGTTTCGGCCAGGTCGGCCGATTGCATGCGGCTCAACCATTCGTCTGCCTGATCCTCGTTCGTGCCGTCCGGCCAGAGCACCAGGTCGGCACACGCCAAGAGCGTGCCAAATGTGTCGGTCGTGCGCTTGGTGTGCCCCGCTTTGGTGAGCGCGTCACGCCACCACTTCAAGGTGGCCTCGAAACGCTTCCAGCCCAGCACCAGGCGCTTGCGCATCTGCTCGCCCACCGCGCGCGACTTCTTCGCGTCGAAGTTGGGTTCGGGCGCGGTGGGATCGAGCTCATCGAGTTCCAGAAACGCCAAGCGCGACCGGTCGGGCCCCATCATCGGTGGGACCAGCACCGAGGAAAACATGAAGCAGCTGCGCAGCTGAAACTGCACTGAGGTATGACGATCAGACCCGCGCGCCATCTTGCCCCCGGATGCCGCCAGGCGCGCCAGGGCGATCACCTGCAGCGCACGCCGGTTGTCGTCGCTCGCCTCCATCTCGTCCACGGCGACCGGCAGCGTCTGCTGGCCCAGCGTCTGCCACACGCCGGCGCCGGAGGTATCCTCCAACGCCAACACGCCGGCGCCCAGCACCTGGCGCAGGATGGCCTGTAGGGTCGATTTACCGGTCCCCTTGCCGCCCGTCATCCAGCAGCTGGGGCGCCAGTCCAGCGCGCCGCCGATCATCGCGGCACCGACCCAGCCAAGCAGCAACACCGCATCCAGATCCGTGCGGCGCCAGTTCCATGTCTGGACCACACGAAACAGTTCGGCGACGCGGTCGACGTCATCGTCGTCAAACGTTGGCGCTGGAATCGGTTCGGCGGCGGGATAGACATAGCGGCCGAGCAAGCCCGCCGGCGCCACCTGGCGCAAACCGATCGGATCATGCCGGCCGAACGTCATCACCTGGTTGCCGGTGTGCAGCACCAGCTCGCCGTCATCCCCGCGCCAGGCGCCGCGGCCGCGCTCGCGATTGGTGGGATCCCAGATACCGCGACGGCCACACGCCTTGATCAGATCCTCGGCGATGTGTTCGGGGCGGATACCAGTGACCATCCCCTCGGTATTGCGCCGCGTCCAGCGCTTCACGGTGTACAGGAAATCCAGTTTCTCGCCGAACAACCCCACCAGGCGCTGGCGCGAATGATCGCCGGCGTCGAGCGCAATCAGTTGCTTCTGGCAATCGAGGTAGAACCGCGTCTGACCGAGCAATCCAAGCGGCGTCACCGGGCAGTTTTCCGGCAGGCCAAGCCCATCCAGCGTGTCGGTGGTGTCGTCGTCGACGGGCGCGGGTTTCGGGCGGCCGCCGCCCTTGACCTTCGCACCGTTTTTCGCCGCCTGGCGGATCAGCGAATTGGCCAAGTCGCGGTTGACGTCATCCGACATTGGGGGGAGCCTCGATCAACGCGCGGAGCCAGTCATTCACGTCTTTCACGCCCTTTGGCATCTGGGGGATGATCACGTCCCGATCGGCCTTGATCTGCGCCGTCAACGCGCGCTCGAAGGCGCTGATCGCCGCCGGGTGCGTATCGTTTTGCCGCCAGATACGAACCGATTTGAGCTGGCTCGGCAGCGCCAACGCCGCGAGGTTCGACAGTGAGACGGCGGCAACCACGCGGCATTCCGGGATCGCCTGCGCCACCGATAGCGCATCCTCGATCCCTTCGGTGATATCGACGGTTTCCCCGGCCGGCGCCTGCGCGATCGCCTTGTTGCTTTCGCCGCGCGCGATCGGGATGTGGCCGCCTCGATAGGTCCCCAGTGTTTTCTTAGGATTGTCCAGCGGCGCTTTTTGGGCTTGGCCGGGCGCGGTCACTTCCAGCCAGGTGCGGTGGATCGCCATGAAACCAGACGGACCGATGATCTGCGACACCATCGCTGGCCAGTGGCGTTTGGTTTCATCATTCCAAAGTTCGGGCGCATAACGTATCGCGCCCGGCGGCCGCACCAGCTTGTCCAGGCGGATGCCGCGCGCCCGCAGATACCAGTCCACCGGTGTATCGGTCAGATCGTACTGGGCGCCGAACCAAACGCGTTTCGCGCTGGCGCGGATCTTCTCGGCCTCGTCGTCGGCCAATTTGCGCTGCTTTTCCGGGTCCGGCATGGCCCTGCGGCGCTCTTCCAAGGCCGGACCGCCCTGTTCGATTCCCAGCCACTGCCGCGACCAGGCGAAGGCTTGTTTCTTGTCGCCACCGAACAGACAGGCCGCGACCAGGTCCATGGCGTCGCCGCCCTCATCCGCCGCGAAATCCTTCCACACGCCAGCCTTGGGCCCATGCAGGTGAACGGACATCCGAGTGCCAGGCTCGCCCGCCACGGATCCGCAGGTCCATTCCGCGCCCTGGCGCCGGCCGCCCGGCAGCAGCCGGTGGCACAAATTCTCCATGTCGGCGGCAAGCATCCGCGCGACTTCGGAGATGTCATAGAGCGGACGGGTCTGGGTCTGCATGGCTACGTCGCCATCTCATCGGCCTGCTTCGCAGGCAGGGGCGGCAGGAAGTCCATCGCCGTGACCTTGCCGTTCGTTGCCGCCTGGATGCGCGCGCACAGGCGCAGGTTCGGCAGCCGCTCGCCGCTCAGCAACCGCGTCATCTCGGCGTCACTGATTTCAATCCGCTTGGCGAAGGCGGTCTGGGTGAGGTGCTGTTCGTTGAGATACAACCTCAGCTTCATCGCAGGCCCCCTTCGCCGTGTACCGCTTGTCGGGATTGACCTTCTGCGACAACGCCAGCATCCGCTCCGACGACGCCAGCAGAAGGCGGCGCAGCAGGCGCTTGACGGAGGTCATAGGTCCACACTCGTGTCGCCGATCTTCATCGACAGCCGCAGCTGTTCCTTCTCGCCGCCAATATCCAGCCGCAGCTGCAGCTCGCGCCGATCCAGTTCGGCGATCTCCGCCAGCAGCCGGTCCCGGCGCGTCCGTTTGGCGTGCTCGCGCCAGGCGCGCATGGCATCGGCTTCCTCGGCCAGAACGCGGCCGGGGCGGCCATACCAGAAGGTCTCGGCGCGCCGGGGTGTCAGCCCCAGGATCCGTGCCGCGCGGTTGATCTGCGCTTTCACCAGTTCGCCGGCGCGGGTCGGTTCGGCGGCGAACCGCACGATGGCCTGCATCTCGGTCACGGTCGCGACCTGATTCATCACGCTTCTGTCCTGATCGAGCATGTCTCTGATCTCCTGTCCTGCCATGGTGGGTCCATGGCAGACGGAAAGGAGGTCAGAGGATCGATGCGTTCAGTCCCGGACACGCTGGCAGGCAAACCGGGACGGGGATCATAGCGGAGCACGCCAAACAAGGATGGCTGCCGATCGACTTGCTCGGTCAGCCATTCCTGGTATTTGGCGTGCTCCTGTGCTCGTTTCTTGGCGCGCGTCTGGGCGTCCATGCGCTGGCGGTGGGCGAACAAGGGCGGCTCACGCCGCTTGAGGGGGATGACGCGCATCAGTCAGCTTCCACCGGACCAAAAAGATGGTGTCCGCTGGCCGAACTTGTTTCGACGGCGCTTATCGGACAAGTGAAGTCGGTTGCCGAGACCGATCCGTCTGTGAGCGCCACGATCTTATCCATATGGCGCCAGCTGGGACGACTCAATCTTTGCTCCCAACGATGCACGGTAACGCCCGACACGCCCAGCATGTGGCCGAGAGCAATCTGTGTGATTCCAGCGAGTTCGCGCCATTCTTTGATCCACATTCGTCATATTTACGTGTCGAGTAAGATTCCCGTCAAGAGGTGCTTTAGCTGATTTACGTACGGCGTCATGGTCTCGCGTCCCGCGCTGCTGCATCCATTGTCGCATGACGAAGCGGAGCGCCTCCTCAAATCCCGAGATGGTTGGTCCTCACCCGTGGGCTTTTCTGAGCGCATGGCGAGAGCGCATGGGCTTGACACAGGAGAACGTATCAGAAACATTTAACGTCTCTAACGTCACAATACATCGGTGGGAAACGGGCAAGGCGCCAATGTCTACGGAAAACTTCTTCCGATTGGCTGAGCTTTATGGTGTTTCGCCAGGGCAGTTGATGTTCGCACCGGCAAATGAGGAGGCTGCCAAAGCGCTTGAAGATGCGTGGAGGGTGATTTCCATACTCACTCCCGAAGAACGCAAGAACTGGCTGTCGGTTGGACAGAATTTGAGTGAGCTGCGCTCAAACCGACGACGCGAAGATCCTGATGAAACCGTTAAATAAGATAATTCTTGCAGTAATCATCTTTGGAGTGATTGCCTCGCTAGGCCTGGGGCTATGGGGTTGGCATGAGAACGCCGAACCTAGCTATGCACAGATGCGCGCTTTCCGACTCGCAAGTCTAAGCGACGATCAAATACGAGAGCTACCTAGTATAGCAAAGAAGATTATGGAAGATTATAAGGAATCAGCGGAGAAAGAGCGGAAAAGTTCTGAAGAAGAATCGAGAGTTATGCGCCAACAGTGTGCCAGTGATAATGCTTACCGCGAAAGAACATCAGCTTGCTCTCATATTTCCGGCCTGATCACGAGTCCCATCACAGTTAGCTACGATCAGGCATATGAGATGGCTTTAATGGGTGTCTGCATCTACATATCCACAATCCGAGAGGCCAGAGCGCACGGCTGTCTTCCCAATTAACATTTACATTCTGAGTAATTTTTGGCTTGTCATTAAATTACCTGTGGAGTAATTGTTGCGCCGTCTAACTGACGGAGCCGCACGATGTCTTGGCCGCCTGCCGACACTTCCCTCTACCTTGTCATGCGAACGGGCGTGGTCCCGGTGCTGTTCCGCGGCCGTTCGGAGAACGGCTTCTGCGAGGTCAGCCGAGCGGTCGGATATCCAATCCAGATTTCCCCGCAGGAAGGTCACACGCGTCACTGGCGCCTGTCAGTGACCTATGTTCGCCAATACGACCTGTTTCCGACCGAGGATGCCGCCCGGGCCGAGTTCCAGCGGCGCCGCGCGATCCGCAAGGCGGCGTGACATGTCGCGCACCCTCTCCATCCTGCTCGATGCCGCCGTCTGCATCATGATCGGCGCCGGCATCGGCATCCTTCTGGTCATTGTGGTGCTGATATGACGAAACTGATCAGCAATGGTCTTCCTTTTCGGCTAACTGAGACGAGCAGGGACGCGGAGTACCTTAAACGGTGTCTTAAAGCCGCTTCCGTTGGGAATCGAAACGGCGATCGGGAGGCGCTGGCGCTGCAGCGACGCAACATAGAAGAAGCGTTTCGCTGGCTGGCGCACGATATCGAGGAACTGAATTCACTCTTTTCCGCGGCTGACATCCAATGACCGCCGCACCCGCTTTTCAGTTGATCGCTCCGCCGGCGGCGTTCCCGGCGAACGATCTAGACGACGATCATGGTCCGATCAGCCGCCGTGGCCGCGAAGTCAAGGCGCAGCACCTGGTCCCCAATGACACCATTCGATATGGGGCGCGGCTTTTCCGCGTCGACTACGTCGCCGTCAGCATCCCACCCTATCCTGTCGAAGTGCGCTGCTTGCCGCTTCTCGAAGATGGCCAACTTCATCCGCGCCTCGACCAGGTAACCTTGGAATTCGTCCTTGATGAGATCGTGCGGAGGATCGTCTGATGGAATCTGATCTATGGGTCGTCGTCAAATGGCGCATGGTGAATGATCGTTTCCTCGGCTACCTATGCGAGGATGTGGGTCCCCGTCGCTGGCGATGGCGGAGGAGATCGAGTTCCGCGCACATTGGAAGTTTCCGGTGGGCACACGAACAGGTTGAAATCCTAAATGCCGTCTATCTGATCGAGGGGCTATCTTTCGTCTGCACGGCCGTACCAGCGGGGACCAGGCGTGCATTCCGCTGATAGCGAGCTTCTGACGCGCGGCGAGGTCGCCGCGAAGCTGAAGCGGTCGATGAACTGGTTGAACCGCCATATCCGGAACCTACAGACAGAGCATGGGTTTCCAAAGGCGCTGCCTGTGATTGGCCGCTGGGATGGCCGGGCAATAGACGCCTGGATCCAGCGCCAGGCCGGGCCAGTCCAGACACTGAGCATCGAACTCGATCCCGCGACCCTCCTTGATCGCCGCGCCGAGCAGTTGGCAGCGGGCGTCTCGCGCCGCTAACGTCCTGGGGTCAGCGCGGAGGCGCAACATGGCAACCATCAAAGTCAAGCACCTGGTGCGGTTCAATGGCCCAGCGAATGGGTTGCCTCGTTACTTCTGGCAACCAAGTCCTCGGCTTCGCAAGCTCGGTTGGCATGGTCAGCGGGTGCCTCTGGACTGGGCCAACTACGACGATGCCAGCGCGCTCGAGCTCGCGGCCGCCGCACGCGCGCGGGAACTGAACGAGGAAGCGGACGCGAAATACCTGCAGGCGTCGCGCATTTCCGTGTCGCCTCCGGCTGTCCGCACACTGGGGGACGTCATCAGGGCTTATCAGGCCAGCGACGGGTTCAAGGCCAAGGCCGCCGCGACGCAGCGAAGCTACCGGCAGTGCCTGGAAAAGCTGGAGTTCTGGGGCGGCGACGTCGCGGTGCGCCTGATCGACACGCCGCGCGTTCGAAAGCTGCACCAGGCGCTGATAAAGACGCCGGCCTTCGCCAACGCGGTCATCCGGGTCCTGCGCCTGCTGTTGGAGTTCGCGCGCGGACAGGGATGGATCACCGTGAACCCCGCCATCCGGCCCGGCCTGGCCACCGCCGAACCCGCCGGCATCATCTGGCCTCGGGCGGCGGTCGACGCCTTCGTCGAGGCCGCCGACGCTGCCAAGCTATGGTCCATCGGAACCGCCGTCATGCTGAACGAATGGCTAGGCCAACGGGAGGCGGATATCCTGCGCCTGACTGCGTCATCTCTCCGCGCCGGCAGCCTATGGGTGCGCCAGGGCAAGACCGGCGCCGGCGTCGCTCTGCCCGTTCAGATGGTGCCGCATCTGGTCGCACGGCTAGAGGAAGAAGCCGTCCGCGCCGGCGCCCTCAAGGCGTCCCTTGGCCCCGACGATCCAGTGCCGGCGACGCTGCTGATCTGCGAGCGCACCAGGCTGCCGTGGAAGGCGGACCATTTCCGCCACGCCTTTGCCGAGGTCCGTGCGGCCGCCGCGAAGATCCAGCCAGAGTTCGAAATCGACTACCTCATGCCCGGCCGGGATCCCACGGATCCGAAGGCGTTCATGATCGCGATGAAGGATCTGACCTTCATGCGGCTCCGCCATACGGCCGTGACGCGGATGGGGGAGGCGGAGGTAGACACCAAGCTGATCGCCACGATCAGCGGCCACAGCCTGGCGACCGTCGACGGCATCCTGGAGCGCTACATGGTCCGGACCAGCAAGATGGCCCAACTGGCGTTTGGACAGCGTGCGGAGGCCGAGGGGAAGGGTGTTCCGACCAAAGCCGAAGCTGTGAACAAGAACGGAACCTGA